AACCAACCAATAGATTCTATGATATCTTCGGATGTCCGTATTCTGTAGAGGATACACCCAGCAACCAACCAATAGATTCTATGATATCTTCGGATGTCCGTATTCTGTAGAGGATACACCCAGCAACCAACCAATAGATTCTATGATATCTTCGGATGTCCGTATTCTGTAGAGGATACACCCAGCAACTTAAAAAAATATAACTTACTTACATATTAACCCTAACCTCTTAATACTTATTTTTTAAATTTCTATTTTTATTTAATAGAAATCCCCCCTTCGGATCACAAAGATCACATCAGATTACAAATATACATTTCTATTTACCATATTCTCTCGTAGCCGGAGGTATATATTGCGTTTTTTTTTATCATTAATGATATACTTATAATTATTACACATTACAGCATCTATATGTTGGAAGCTATATGTATAATTGTATATATTATTAATATTGGGATAGCTGGGGCATCTCATAATATTTGGCCGGCTACTGAAAGAGAACACGACGGCTACTGAGAAGGAAGACAAGATAGTCAGCAAAAGAATGCTTGAGATTTTGAAAATTACTAGCATTTATTATGATAATAATTGGATTAAAAATAATAATCAATTTTTTATTTGTAAGTATTATAAGTATTATAAGTATTATAAGTATTGGCTTCTATTTGAAAAGCCGTTTATATTCGTTGAGATTCATAACGCCCATATCGCGATTGCAAGTTTTACAGGTAGGCTGTAAATTATTCAATGTGATCTCTCCGCCTAATGCGTGAGCTATTATATGCCCGCATTCCATATCTTTAATATCAAGTTTCTTATCGCACACATAGCATTTCCCAATCATATCATTATTATTGTATTTATTCCACACTCTTTTCTTGAGTTCATAAGGAATCGTCTTTCTATCATTTTTAGCCAAGACATCTTGAAAAAACTTCATCCCTATACTGCTAATATCGAGCGAATTGATTAAAGCATGTAGAGCCAAGTCAAGCCATTCATAATTTTTGAAAACTCCCAAATAACACACATTATTACATCGCTCCTTCTCCTTCTTATTTTTACATTTCTCAAATCTTTTCGTGTATGTCGGGTCAAGCTGATGCGCCGAGATGCTTTCAAGATAATCATTGACGCTCAATATATAATTAAACAAATCCTTATCGGTCTTATTGCTATTTCCCAGTTTTTCTACGATGTTCCTCGCCTTAATATGCTTCCCCAAATCATTCAGAGATATATGAGGGCATTGATAGTTTTTTTCGACATTCCCGACAATACTATCAGAATAATCCCCCTTAAAATAGTTAGTCGTAAATCTATCTACTAAACACTGCAAAATTATTTTTTCTACGGCTACCAGGTTTAATATGGGTTTTATAGGCGAGTGTTTATTGATTTTCTTGAAATATTCATTAACCTCCTCTATACTACCTACATTATATTTTACAATCGGCACGAGGATATTATCGATATCATAGCCTTCGCGCTTTAATCGCGAGTAAGCCTCCACTCTATGCTGACCGTCTAAAATATACCCCTTCTTCTCTTCAACAATATAGGCTATCGTGAAACTCTGTAGCATAGAAAAAGACTTATATTTATCATATTCGCTCTTTTGATCTTCTACCATACTTACAATATGCCCATTATCAACTAACCTCTGCAACTCAGGTATCTGATAATTATCTATAATATCCCTCAAAGGCTTCATAGTTAATTCAGTCCTCATTATTCTATTCTATTACTTATGAAAATGCGAAACTCGCGAAAGTATATATTATAATATAGTTATATGTTTATACCTTCTTTACGAATAATTATTTAATTATATTTATTTATTATAGAATTATGAATAACAATATACCAAAGAAAGCATTATGTATTCGTAATACGAGCACTTGGGCGCATGTTAAGTCCGAATATAAGTTTGATTCTGATAAGTTTAATAAAGAAAGCGTTTTAAAAGATATAGCAATTATGTCTCCTAAAATTGATTATATGTTGAACAAAATAAAAGAGCTCGACGAGAAGGATATGGCTGCCGATGGTAAACATTATAAGCACATCATATATAGCGATGTCGACGGAAGCAATGGGGCGAAAATGGTTGCCTCTGCTATGATAGCGAATAATTTTAAGCCTGTCTATAATAACGGCGTTTTAAAAACGAAATACGCAGACGAAGACAATTACAATACTTTCGGTCTATTGACAAAATCCGTAGTTAATAAGAAGCCTTTGAGCGTGGGACTCAAAAAAAATATGATGGCTGTTATGAATAATCGCGAAACAGGAGAAAAAGGAAATGTTTACGGTAAAAATATGCGTTTTCTAATATTAGATTCGGGATTTAAGGAGGGCATTGATGTATTTGATGTAAAATATATGCATATCTTGGAGCCGCTAATAACGAAGGCGGAAAATACGCAAGTAATTGGAAGAGGCACGCGATACTGTGGACAATCGGGGCTACCTTTTATACCTAATATAGGCTGGCCACTAAATATTTATAGATACAATATAAAATACGATGATAATATGACGGTGCACGATTTATTTATTAAACATAGCAATGAAAATATAAGTATCCTAAACTTTATAGCAGAATTGGAGGACATTATGATAGCCTCTGCGGTAGATTTACCGCTCACTGAGAATATCCATATTATTTCTACGAAAAATAATAGATTTTTGAATTACATTAAAAATAATACGGGTTTTGGAAATAACAAGAGCATTATTAAAATTAATAATATTCGCGGGAATTTTAGAAATGATGTTGATATCATTGATTGTAAAAAGAATTGCAAAGGCATTCTGGAATATAATATAGGCGACTTTAATCCGGACAATTTACTAATTACAGCGGCTCTTCATGTTATTAAAATAGAATATGTAAAACAATTGCAGAATTTTAAAAAGTCCAATTCGGATGAAAATGATAATAAATCGTGGGAAGGCGTCTTTAAGAAGAAAATCCGATTTAATATAGAAGACACTGAGCTAATAAGGGCTTTTAATAAGAAATTTCCGAAAACAGATTTATGTCAACATATAAGTAAGCGCAAAGATTATTGCGATGCAATTAATGAAATATGGAAGAATAAACAAGTGTTCTTTAAGAAACACGGCAACAAATTGCTTGATAAATTAGAAGAGATATCTCGGGCTAACAAAATAAATAGCGAGAATTACATACAAATATACAAATATATCAACGATAATATGAAAGAATACAGACAAACAGAGAAACCCCCTGAGACCAAGCTGAATATCATAGATTTAAATAAGTATATCTTTAAAAATTATAAGAAATATTATTGGGATATTCCTATTATTCAAAATAAATGTATAGCCGACTTAAAGAAAGATGACGAAAAAGCCGAAAAAAATAAGATTGTATCCTTTTCTAACACGCAATTATTCGTCCAAAAATATCTCACGCCACAATCGCCATACAAGGGCATCTTCTTGTATCACAGCGTAGGCTCTGGGAAAACTTGTACGGCTATCTCCACGGCGACTAATACATTTAATAAGGAGGGCTATACTATATTATGGGTTACGCGACACACGCTCAAGGAAGATATATGGAAGAATATGTTTGACAACATATGCAATGTAATAATACAAGAGAAGTTGAAGAGCGGCGAAATCAAGGAGATTCCCAAGCTTAGAGCAAAAAGATTAGAATTGTTAGGAGATAGCTGGATACAACCTATATCATACAAGCAATTTACTAATATGATTAAGGGGAAAAATAAGTTTTATGATAAGATGGTAAAAATTAATGGGAAGGAAGATCCTTTCAAGAAGACGCTTATAATAATAGACGAGATTCACAAGATATATAGCAATTCTTTGTCAGCTCTTGAAAAGCCTAATCCCGCTGTACTTCAGGATATGATTCAGCGTTCTTATTCGGTGTCCGGAAAGAATTCGCTCCGATTAATTCTAATGTCTGCTACGCCTATTACCGAGGATCCTATGAGTTCTATCAAGATACTCAATCTGTTATTGGAAAATGAAGAAAGAATGCCTGAAAACTTTGATGAATTTAAAACAAAATACTGCAATGATAATGGTATAATTAATGATAATAAAATATTAGATATAATGAATAACATCGCGGGCTTAATAAGTTATATAGACAGGAGCAATGACAAAAGCCAGTTCGCTTATCCAGTAATGAATGATATCATATGCAATATTGATATTAGCACTTCAAGCTTGGAAGATAAATTGAACAATCTTAACAATGAGATTGAAGAAATTAACGAGAAAATACTTAAGCTTGACAAAAAAATTAACAAGGAGGAGATAAAGGAGCTTAAACTTAAATTGAAGGCTACTGAAAAGGATAAAAAGGGAGTTGTCGCCAAGTTCAAAGAGCCCAAGAGCATCCTCGATTATATCAATAAATGTTTTAAGGAGAAATAAATTGTTCGTATGGCGCGCTGAAAAGTATAGCCTTGAGTATTCTCGTGGCGCGTAATATTTCGTATAAGAATTATAAAAAAAATAAATAGATAATGTATATATTAATATTATACGCTTCCTGTATAACTGTAATATTATTTAGTATTTATCATTATATAAATATAAATAGCGAGGAATCCGAAAATCCTAATAAAAAATATGATATATCAGCTGATTTACTTACAACTAATAATGTTATAATATTTGCTATTATATTCGTATTTTCTATGACGCTGATTTATTTCTCTATGGACGAAAATACTGATATTCTGTCTATGATAGGTATTACCGACAATGATTATAGCAAACTAAATAATATATCAAAAAAGACATTGGTCGATCCGCATATTTTAAAAAATACGAGCGAACCTATGAGTTCTGGTTTTGAACCTTACACCAGCGGAGGGTCAGTAGATAACTCCGACAGCTCAGGCGATTCATCATCGGAAACATCAAGTGATTCCGATTAGCCCACGCGGAAACACAAGAGGCATAAAGCCAGACCAGACAAGAAGCGAAAAATTTACTTAAGAAAAATACATTATTTTATCACAGTCTATAAAAGCTATGAGCAAAACGCTTCTTAATAATTTTGTTATAACTTTCTTTTCAGCGAAGAAAGAATATAGATAATTGAGTAATTTTTGCAAGAGCAAAAATAGAAAATTGCTATACAATAGTAGACAATAGTATCAGACAAGAACTTATTAGGAAACATTTGGATGAAATATAGATAGTTACTATTTACAAACGGTTTTGGGGTCAATATTGAGAGCTTTGAGAATCCTTTTATAGAATTGTAGGTTGAAATTAACTACACTACAATTTTCATATTCCTTAATGATGTTATCTTTTACACACATTTTTTGCGCCAACTCTTTTTGAGTAATATTGAGTGCTTTGCGCCCATCTACGATAGCCTGCGCATATTCGCGAGTAATCTTATTCAACTTAGGAATATCATCTTCAACCAGCTTGATATACTCCTTAAATCCAGGCTGATTTTGAGTATTGATTTGTTTCTGTACCGCGGTCTTCTTCAATACAACGGGTTCCCAATCTTGAAAGTTCGCAGAGCTCATCATTGTCTATTGTCTATATTGTATATTATATTATTATAATTGTCAATTTTTTATTTTCCCTCAATAATCTTAATCTTTCTTAATCTTTCTTAATCTTTCTTAATAAGCGATGGTCTCCAATATACACACCATTTTTCATCAAGTGATGCAACCATTCTTGCACGGGTTTTTTTATCAATACCCCACCATCTTTTAAATATTTCATCGGGCGATAGATTATTTCCATTTTTTTGTAATTCTTTCGGTGCATTAGAATGAGGTCTTCTAATGAATTTAATTCCGATTGTTTTACCAAATTCGATGGCTTCTTCTTGTGAATCAAATATGCGAATTTCCTTGTCTGTATCGTCGGTGTCGTTTTTATTTTTCTTTTTCTTTGGAATACGGATGTTATCTATAGCACATTTACCTATATCACCCATTTCATTCATCGGTTCTCTATAATTTTCTTGAGAAACAAATTCCCCGTTATGACAACAAGCCATATTTCTTGCACATTCTTCCATTACTATAATACGATTCATTATAATTGTGGGGCAATATACCTGCGTTTGGATATATTTATCTCCCCAATCTTTCATTCTTCCTGTTATTCTTCCAAACAACTGATATATCTCATCATTTGTAAGATCTAAGTGTCCAAATATAGCAGATGTAAATGAACCAAGTGATTTATGAGTCAATGTTTGACCCATGCCGACACATATTAAACCTGTAATTACAATTGGGCGATTTTCTAATTTGTGATGTAATACAAGTCGAGAAATTGTTTCGCATACTTCTTCATTTTCAGATTGTAAAGGCAATGTTTTACAATTTCCGCTATTATCATTAAATTTAAGATTTTTTTCAAATCCGTTAATAACAACAACGACAGCTCTATTATTTATACTAAATATTAATTCTCTTATAGCATTATGACCTACACGGCGAATATGCCCCGGAATAAATGACCTCGTATTATTTCCCAAAATTTCGGGATATTTTTTTAATACCAACTCTATAAAACCAATATTCTGTCTATCCATTTCATCATAACTACGCGAACAAATATAAGGGTTTGCGAAGAAATCGTCAACACAATTAAATATCATATCCTTATATCCCGCATAATTTGAACCTGAGAAATTGTCTAATTCAATAAGCCTTATTTTAGACCAAAAACCATCTCCTTCTTTTTCCCAAATTTTATCAGGCGTTCCCGTCATAGCTATAATTCTCTTTACGATATCCAAATTGTGTATTTGTTTTTCTATTTGATAGCGAACTGAATCATTAATATAGTTATGTAGTTCGTCATAATAAACGAATGCTCTAAAAATGTTGATTCTGTTTTCATCAATAACTTTTAGAAATTCTACTCCATCACCATATCGCCTTTTATTGCTACACATAACAACAATACGAGGACATACAGATTTATCAGCACAAAGTCCTTGTAATGCTAATTTTGTTTTAACATGTGTATATTTACCATCATATTTTGATGAAAATACACATACAGAACCCTTCCCATATGTTTTCTCAATATCTTCAAGCCTTTTAGCAAACTGTTTATTATTTAATAATGTATTCATTGTAAATATAATATGAATACTTCTTCCAAACTCATTATCTTGAGAAATATCAGTGCTAATCTTTGATATAGCAGTATATGTTTTACCCATTTGTGTTAGAAGAACACATAGTATAAATTTTGATACGAATGTATTTTCAATAGTTTCATCCATTGTTATTTTAGATATTGTAAACATTTATCAATTTTTATTTTTATTACTTTAGAAAAAATTTGCTCTTGTAAATTATTACAATAATAAAAAATGACACCTATAATTTATATTATTATTGCAAGCCAACCAACCAGCAAGCCAGCAAGCCAGCAAGCAACCAGCCAAGCAAGCAAGCCAAGCAAGCCAAGCAAGCAAGCAAGCAAGCAAGCAAGCCAAGCCAGCAAGCAACCAGCCAAGCAAGCAAGCCAAGCAAGCCAAGCAAGCAAGCAAGCAAGCAAGCAAGCCAAGCCAGCAAGCAAGCAAGCAAGCCAAGCCAGCAAGCAAGCAAGCCAGCAAGCCAAGCCAGCAAGCAAGCAAGCCAGCAAGCAATATAATGGCCGCCGTCTCATCTGCTACCGCTGCTACCGCAAAGCAAATCTTTGAATATGATGGTGATATTATATCGGTTGACCTTTCAAATGTTAGGATTTGCCCAGGGCCATGTAATAACACTATGGAGGAACCAGAGCCTTCTTCTATCTATACGACACAGAATATTGACAATAATTGCGCTAATGAAATGCATTATTTCAAGCCATATTCAGGCGGCAAATATGCACGATTCTGCTATCCTATCAACAATACGCAGACACTCATTCTTAATAATTTGCGAATCTGCGCATCGTGTCATCGCAGGTATCTTGAGTTTAGCGAGGAGAATTGTACAGAAGAGCTAATGAGTGATGCAAAAATTATTATGAAAAAATTAGAAAAAAACCTGGTCTAATATAGATATACCCTTGGGTTATAAGTTAGGATAGTTAGATATGTATTTGTGTATTTTTATTTTTTTTATTTTTTTTATTTTTTTTTGATAAAAATAAAAATTGATTATATAAGTATCTAATTATACTAATAGAAAATGTCTGAAGCCAATCTAAAATCTCAAAGGAAAACTAAAGGTCTTGGCTTCAACACCGCAAAGACGCAAGATGAGTCTTATGCAGAGATTGAGGCTCAAAATCCAACTGCGAAATGTTCTGATGGAGAACACGAAGGGGAAAGAAATCTTCCTGTTCGCATGTTCTATCTAAATAAAGAAGGTAAAGGACTTCAAGGTGCTTGTATAAGCTGTCAAAAAAATCGCAGAGCAAATCGTATTAAAAACTGTCGCGATAAGTTTGAAGGAAAAAACAAGCAAGAAATCTGCGATATGTATCTTACAACATACGGACAAACCAAGACCTGTTCTAAATGCAAGGTATCAAAATCTCCTTCTGAATTTCCAATCTCAATTTCTATGGAGTCAGGACTGCATAACCAATGTATCTTCTGTTCAAGTGGAAATAGTCAGGGTAATGGAGGTCTTCGCGATTTCATCTTTATGCCTGACAAGGATGGAATAAAATACGAAAAGAAGGATAAGTGTGAAAGATGTAGCGGTGTAAATAAACTAGCAGTAGACCACATTCTCCCAATAGCAAAAGGAGGAACTGACTGTATTTCAAACAAACAAACATTATGCATTCATTGTAATTCTAAGAAAAATGACACTATCGATTGTGTTGTTAAGCCGGAATTTCTTAGTATTCGTTATAAAGATGAATCGTTGGATTTCACAGACAATACGACTCTTTCAAGGATACTTTCAAAGAAAGTCTATGAATATAGGCAAAAAAATATTGATACTTCATCGCTTGAAGATATACGAAAGTCTGTAAAGGATTATGCTAAGAAACATAATTTAGGTCATAACTTAGACCGAATCGTTACAAAGATTGCTATCGCCTTCAACAAGAGTTGAAGCTTCAGCCTCTTCCGTAACTTCCGTAACTTCCGTAACTTCCGTATTTGCATGAGAAAGTCTCTTATCAAATATTTTTTTCGCATCAGCATTGATGTCTATTAGATAACAGTTTCTTCCAAGATTTTTACACGCTATTCCGGTAGTTCCACTGCCTGCTGTTGGGTCTAATACTAAATCACCTTTGTTTGTAGAGACCGAGATGATACGCTCAAGAAGTTTCAGGGGTTTTTGTGTTGGATATGTTCGCGGGTCTTGTTGAGTCCTTGTAATATAAGAAATATCATCCCATAGATTTGAAAGCGGTTTACCTTTGCACTCTGTTTTATATAGTTTCTTGTAAAGATTTCCCTCTCGCTTGTCATTTGGCGACACAAAGTGAATGCGTTTCTCAGATATAAGGCGTTCCATTTCTTCTTTTCTGATTTTCCATCCATAAGTTGCTTTATAGGTTATTCCGTCATTCGTAATTTCATAGTTATTTCCAGAACGAGTCTTATCAAATCGTAATGAACCAAGAGCATACAATCCTTTTTCGTCCTTATTTCTATAAGAATTTTCAAAGTAATATGCATCAAGCGGAACATACTGCAGGTTAAAGATTGGCGTAGAGTTATAGCACCTGAAGATAATATCAATAACCGCACCCATCTTATTTTTAACAGTATTCTTTCCATGAGATTTCTTCCAGAAGTTCTTTTCTACATCTTTGAATTCTGATTTAAGAACTTGTTCGGGGATAAACGAATACTCGGCTGCAATATGAAACCAAAGTGTTCCATCTTTTGACATCCTCTTTTTACACAAGGATATCAGTTTTGTTAGCCACTCCTTATATTTTTCAGGAGTAAATTTATCGGTAAATGCAATATTTTCATCTTTTTCTGCAAACTTGTAGTCTCGACCACTTGCATAAGGAGGATCAAGATATACACACTTATAGGTTTTTGTGTCCGTTTCAAGAATGTCAAATGCATTACCTATATTATAGTCAATGTCAATGTCAATAGTAAGTGATTCTTCATTTTTTACAATAGGCTGCGCGATGACTTCATTTTTCACAAGAATCTCATTAGCGGGAGCATCTGTCAGTAGTTTCATGATGTCTTCCTTCTTCTTTCCGCTGTATCCTTTGATCCTCTTCTCCTTACAAATCACAATAAGTTCATCTCGTGATTTTTTTGAGTAGTCCATTTGATTTGAATGCAATATAGTCTTTGTCTTGAAGTCAATTTTTACAACTCCCTCATTCCCTTCATTCACTTCATTATCCTCATTTTTTTTTGACAGAGCCTCTTTAACTTTCTTCTCTACAAGTTCTTCAATCGTATTGTCCTTTTTACACGGGCGTTTGCGATTGTTATGGTCTTCAAGATGACCCTTCTGTGAGAAAACCTTATGACAAGTTTCACAGGTGTATTTCGTCATTTGTCTTATACTATATACGCGAAAAATGTTTAAACCTTTTCACGAACTTTAACGAAATCGTTAAATTCTGAGAAATCAATTTTTATAAAGTTTAGGTGCGTTTAGGTGCGTAGCTGCATCGACAGTCATAGCGAGTATATTAGAATAGCTTAAAATAATATCCTATAAACCATTATGAAAAAATTAGAAAAAATGATTATATCATAGAATATTAACATCTTAACATCGTAACATCTTAACATCTTAACATCTTAACATCTTAACATCGTAACATCATAACATCATATTATGAATAGCGAGAATAGGAGCACGCTATACCAGAGAGCTGGCGAAATTATTGTCAATAGGTATAATAATGTTAGGGACATTCCAGAAAAATATTTGTTATTTTATAAGAATTATATCCCTCTTTCGATTGGACAAAAGAGAAAATATGAAGGTGGCGGAGAAGATGATAGTATGGCTTAATAGAAAATTTTACCCTTGACATTTTTGACTACATAATCTAAATAAAAATCCTTATTAATTGATTGAGCCGCTATGGGCTTAAACTTGCGCCCGAAAAAACAAGGGCTTTTTAATAAATGAAGCAATTCGGCCTGTGTTATATGTATATAATTTTTTAGTTCTCTATCTGTTGCATATTTATAATCCATTCCTTCCCAATTTGCAAATGTCGTAGCAATTTCGGGAGGCGAATTATATGAAGTCGCCTTAATCTCTTCGCTGAGTTTATCGCCATATGTATAGGATAGATAGGTTATATAGCATAATTCATCAGCCGCATAAGCACCCTTAAACCATTGCAAATATTCCGTGTTATTTACGAGCAATTCGCTATGTTTTCTATTCAATATACACCATTGCGAAGCTTTGTTCAAATATTTCATATCTATATATGTTAGTGCCGCGATACAATCAGGGAGACAATCCTCGGGATTAGCTATGTGAAAATAAGAAAAGGGCTCTTCTATCTTATCATAAATATATTCAAATGGTTTAAAGGGAATACAAGAGCCGGATAAGAATATAAAATGCGTATTATTTTTATCCTTTAATGCCTCGGATAACATATAATTTTGTGCCTTTACAATTGAAATATCAGCATATTTTGTAGGTATATTTTTGGCTACCTTGAACTCTTCTAAATACTCCAAGCGCTCATCGTATTTATAATGTATATATATGCTATACTTGCTCTTATCTATATTGCTAAAAAACATATGCCATAATTCTTCGTGATTTATAACATTATATATCAAAAATATAAAGGCAATTTTGTTCATTTATATTTATATTTCAAAATATATTTATATGAGATTTATGTAATCTATTATAACTTTTTAAGCAGTTATAATAAGTAATAAAAATAAAGGTGCTCTCGGGGAGACTTGAACTCCCAATCTTTGGCTCATAAGACCAACGCTTTAACCGATTAAGCTACGAGAGCCGTATGTATATGAGAGTAATTGCTCCCATATTATATATAATATGCCTAATTCTTATATCTGTTTCCAAGGGATCCAACGGATATGCAATCTAATAATTTAGGTTTTACAAAATTGCATACCAATTTCGCAAATCTTACCGAATGATGTATGTCCTTCTTTTAATTGGCGAGCATATAATATATACTCATTTTCTGTTATTTTTTCATTCGTAACTGCTTTCTCATAATTTTCTAACATACTCCTTGATAAATCTGTATATTTCTCCTTCAATTTTGTCAAAATCAGTCTGTTCTTATTTTTGCTATTAAATGTCGTAAATATAAGCCTTTCTAACTTACACATTTTAACTTGATTATCATAAACTTCAAGTGTAATTCTGTTTTTAGGATCTATATCTAATTTATCAGCAATTATATTCCTTGTTTGCTTGGTAATACTATCAAAATTTCTCTCAGCAATACTATCTATCTGAAAGAATAGTTTCTGTTCCACGGCTTCGAATGCAGTCATTACGAGATTGTATATAAAAATAAAAAAATTTATCAATTTTTATTTTCCCCTTGATATTTTAGGAAAATTTATAAAACGATAAGATTTCAGTATTACATCAAAATATTACATTATAAAATCATAATGATTTATAATAATCAATAAAAATAAAGGTGCTCTCGGGGAGACTCGAACTCCCAATCTTTGGCTCATAAGACCAACGCTTTAACCGATTAAGCTACGAGAGCGCAATTGTATATGGGAGGAATTGCTCCCATATTATATATAATATATCTAATTCTTATATCTGTTTTACGGAGTTACGGAGTTATGCGGAGTTACGGAGTTACGGAGTTATGCGGAGTTACGGAGTTACGGAGTTATGCGGAGTTACGGAGTTACGGAGTTATGCGGAGTGCGGTTGGCTGCTTAGAATTGCGTTTGCATACTCTTTTTTGCGGAAGTCCCATAGATAGATATCCATTCTTTCAGTCTTGATATGCCTCCTCTATTTCTAAATATATATACGACATCTTCTAATAGCATATTATCGCTAATTAATTTATATTTTTTAGCCAACATACTGAATACCGATTGATCGTGTCGGTGCTCTACGAAACTATCGTAATTCTTTGAGACAGAAGGAGAATCGTCTATATTATGATAATCGCAAGAAATATCGTACCATTCATTTACTAATTTGCGCGTTTCCGGACATACCAATAGCAATATAATACCCGATTGTATTTGAGTGCTATTCAAAAAGTCTTCATCGTCCATCCCAAGCTTCTCGATCAAATCCTTTTTACACCATTTAATTTCTATTTGTCCTGCAGAATGCGTAGCCATTATTTTATTTGTTTTAACAGTTTTAACAAGGTCTATACATTCAATCAATTTATCCTTATTTTCTATACCCAATTCACAACCAACATCTATATAAAATAGAACATCACCATCTTCCATTTTATCCATCCACTGTTTAATTATATAAGGCTTCCATATCCAATATCCGAAACCGCGTCTATTGTTATTAATAAAGCTAACATGTTTATTAAAAAAATATTCATCGTCTTGTAAGTACTCTGCAGTATATCCTTTGATTTCATTAAATACATTGAGATTACTCGCTTGTCTTACTAACCTATTGACGGCATCAATATAACTCCCGTGGCTCCCAAATGTAATCATGTTCGTCTTCGTAGACTTCGTAGCCTTCGTAGCCATCATAGGTTTTTATTTGTTATTAGTATTATAATCCTTATATCCGGCATCCATTAACTATTGGATTTATTTTTTGCGTTCTCATTAGGTCGTTGTTATTAACGGCTTCCAATAAATCAGCATCAAGTCTGTTAGAATAGGCATTGGATTTATTCGGCATTTTAGTTATACCGCAATTATCCAGTGTAGGAGTTGATTGATATATCATACCGACATTGCCTTTCTCTCTTGCTGCAAAACTGTTCTCTACAGGTTTTTTACTATACATTTCTATGTCTCCCGAATCTATTCCTATATTTACATTTCCGGGATTTGGCGTATGTCCGGCAGCCATCAGAATAGCCTCGCGTGTTCCATCAATCTCGGCATTTTCATCAGCAGTCCTGTCGGGCTGTCTGTGTTCATTGATAGAGCCGGCGATACCATATTCGCTAACATCGGATGTAAATTGTTTTTGCGTATTTTTCATATCAACATTCTTATTCATATAGCCACCGAAGATTCCTTCTAACATACCGCCGATAAACCCGTATTCTGATTTGCCCACAATTGTCGTTTCTTTTGTAGTAGTCTTAGCTACTATATCAGGGTCATATAGTGTCACTTTATATACAACGCCCCCAATATTTCTAACAGTATCTTGGGTAGGCAGCGTTTGTCTTAGTGTTTTCTTGGCATCGTCGCTATTCTTAAAATATGCCCCTTCATTACTTTTTACATTCGTTAGAACAGTATCGTGTATTAGCGTTTCTTTAATCGTAGTTTTTGCCAAATCTGTTGCCGCTGAATAAGTTTCCTTATTGCCCGTTAAATTGCCTGCTTCATTGTCGTGAATCGTCGTCTCTTTTACAGTTGTTTTAGCGGTATCGGTAAGCGCCGAATAAGTTTCTTTATTGCCCGTTAAATTGCCTGCTTCATTATCGTGAAGCGTAGTTTCTTTTACAGTTGTTTTAGCGGTATCTGTAAGCGCCGAATAAGTTTCTTTATTGCCCGACAAATTGCCTGCTTCATTGTCGTGTATCGTGGTCTCCTTAACGGTCGTTTTCATAATATGATTAACAGGGTCATACAGCGTAGCTTTTGAAGGTATTTGGATACTGGGATTCCCTACACCTCTTGCAGCCTCTACGGTATATTCCTTATTCGTATATTTCAAGGCATCCATAATAGGCGATACGATGGCTTTTATAATACTTGTTACATTAGTAACTACTGTTTTATTTTCGGTCGTTTCTCTCTCGTTATTATACAATATTATCTTGCTTTTACCATAATCATCTTTGATACCTTGATTTAAATCATTCTTTGCAATATTACCTTTATATTCTATATGGGATTCTTGGCGAACTGTAGGGCGAATATTTTGCGCCGGTCTCAGTGCGTCCTTCGTATTTGCCCCAGTAGTTTTTATCCACATATCTTCGGTTTGTTCAAAAACGGTGTCCGGCCTTTGCTTAGCCATAGGAGCTATTTCGCCTCTTCTATCGGGCCCTTTAATATGCCCTTTGACGGGTATTTCAAAATATGTCTCCTTTTGATTGATTTTACTTCTGAGCTCATCTAATGTTCGAGGCTTAGCATAATCCAATGTATCGGCTTGATGAAAACCTCCGGAACTTTCGCTCCCAAAACCCTGATTTATCCCTGGGCCTACGCGAATCTTCTCTATCGGAAAAAAATTATTAGCTACTTCGGATAAATCTATTCTTGATTTAAAAAAATCGTCATTATTTTTCATACCGCATATATTTCCCCCTGAGTTCATTTGTGGCTTAAACATACATTGAATCTCCTGTTTGCCCTTTTTTAACGAATTATTCCCTGTTAAATTATCTAACATAGACATATTATCGATATTAGTATTTTGAGTTACATTTTTCTTTAAGAAAGGTGTCATATTATTATGAGAAAACGATGATAACGGAACCTTTTCGCCAGTTAGCGAATATGTATAATTATTATCATTAAGTCCGCCGTTACCGTTGCCTTCGCCGTTATTATCATTTATTTCAGAATAAAACTTTCTATTAAACATAGCTGAACCTGCTGTTTTAGATACAACACCTGTTTCATAGGGTTTTTTAGAATATTCATACAATTTATTACTTCTGTTTTGCTCATCGGCTTTAACTTTATCAAAATATCTTGAATCATATATATTGTTCATTGATGGTATATCTAAATGTAAATCCATTCTTTATCTCTAATGAATGAAGGATAAAAAATACAAAAAAATATATAGCTATCAATCTCTGGATATCCGAGTCATTATGTAATTCTATCTATCTATTGCAGGATACGCCAGGATACATAGAGCCTTCAGGATATCCTGGGCTGTATAATTTATTCATTTTGTTATTGTTTTTCCACGAATCAAGATTATCGTTATTTTGCTGGCTATTGGGGAAGAACACCGACTGATCCATTGGTTTTTCAATACATGGGACATGGTTATCCTTGGCTACCATTCTATAATTTACGGGGATTCTATCAAAATCTTCGATTGCCTTATCTTGCGGATCATAGCATATCCATTCCCATCGGTTAATACCCGTTTCTTTGAGTGTACAGGGAGGATTAGATAAGCGAGTATCTTCGCGGGGAACCATACATTCGCGGGGTTCAGTATTGCCTGCGATTTCGCAACCGGTTTTAACATATTTGCCGGGCATATATTCTTGGTCATTGCATTTGGTATTCTTGTAATTTAAACCGAGCAATTCGCTTGAATCATCTACGGCTTTTTTCATACTACAAGTGTTATGACCATAGGATTGGTATCTTAGCGAGGGATCAGCAGGAACATCCTGATAACACTCTATACAATCATTAGCAGGCGAATCTAATTGATATAAGCCTGGTCCTACGGTTCTTCTTAACTTCTCTTTATAACTACAACTATCATAATTCAACCTTGTATCTATATATTGGTTCATATCTAATAAAATAATATATTATTTTATACATAAATAAATAGATATGTTAATATTTTTATTAGCCCCTTTTTTTTTATTAAAAAAGGAAAACTTTTCTAATATACCTTTTAGTATACCAGCGAATCTCAACGGCTACACTGAGGAAGATTTCACTTATACTACAATAGAGAAGCTTTACCTCGTATTATGGGGATATAAGGCGGATTATTATTATAAATGGGAGCTAATTGACAAGATTTTTGTAGCTGTCCTCTATATACTTACATTTATCATATCAGCATCAGCGGCATATTTGTCTTTTAAATGTACATGGGGAGGCACTATTAAAAATATAGTATTGAGAGTATTATTTGCCTTCATCGCATTCCTTCTAGGGCCCATATATTTAATCTGGTACTTTTTCGTAAATTATTTAGGCAATTTATGCTAAGCCAAGTCAAGCTAAGCTAAGCCAAGTCAAGCTAAGCTAAGCCAAGTCAAGCTAAGCCAAGCCATGCTAAGCCAAGCCAAGCTAAGCCAAGCCAAGCTAAGCCAAGCCAAGCTAAGCCAAGCCAAGCCATCCCTCGCGGAGTCATAAGCGATTATTGCCGATAATTTATATAAAAATAATGTAAATGTCTGCGATAAGCGAAGCTAAGCGAAGCTAAGCGAAGGTAAACGACTGCTGTTTATTGACATTTATCGTAATTTATTTTTGGCGGCATAGGTACTTCTCTGTACATTATAGATTGACAAGCCGGTAAATGAAGCATCGTAGTATCTATGGGTTGCGTCTTATCATTCTTTATAATACCATCTTCGGTCGGCACATATTGATTTGTCCCGCATTTTGATATTATTCTCGTCTGCCCTCTTAGCTCACTGTCTAAATCAACGAGATTACCTTGTATATGTGAAACCACGGTTCCGCCGACAAACCCCAATTGATGACGGCATTTGTTTTCGTGCTCGTATCTGTACGGCGATAATAAATAGCTTAAGGTACTTACATTACCCTGTAATTCTTGTTTATATGAACAATTATCATACGTCGTTCTATTAAAACTCATATACTCTCCTATATTATATAGAAAAGTTTTTATTTCTTCCTATCCAATTACAATTCTTATTAAATTCGGTTCGGTGAATATATGAGCGAGTATCCTCTCCGCCATTAGTCCATACCGGAACAATATTTTCGGGCCTCTGGATATCTTTGACGCAATCTAAAAGCGGCATAAAATTATTCATCTCTTCCTCCATAATCTGCTTCTTGCATCTTACATTATTCGTGTCGCGCCCTTCTATTAATTCCAGCTCTCCGCCTATATCGGTTTTGCCGCATCTCAGGTTGGGACCCGAAGTAAATATTCGGTTATTCAATTGTATTCTGCATCTATCCTGTGTCATAGACGCGGGGTCATTTCTTAGCGCCGAATATTTATCTATGAGACAATCGTCGGCCAAGCCATATCCGGGACGGCCTCGCAAGTTCGGGTGATTTAAATACATATCAGTCATTCTTACGAAGGGGCTCTCGCAAGCAACGAGATTCGTAGGATATATATTGTAGCCCTCTATTTTGTTATTATTGACTTCTTTGGCATTTTTCCAACAATCATCCGAGCATATATTTGTATTAGTATCAAACATATTATTTTCCATTATCTATATTTTACTAATAAATAAATTATTTATTTATCTACTATGTATTTCTTATCTTCGCAATTTTTTATAATATCATAATTTATATCTAATTTAATATTATCATAAATCTTGCTATAATCCTTCTCCAATATGTGGTTCTTATACTCTAATATTTTCCAATCATTATTATTCGCACTATTTCCCACCATTTCATCAACATTTTCCTCGGTTTTTATAATCTTATTAAATGTCTCCTTATTCTCGCATTTATTACCATCGGCATCATACTTAATTATATTTTTATAGGTCAGCAAGTTCTCCTCGTTATCGCCGTTTTTAGAATAATTCTTATATTCTATCTCCTTTGATGCAGTATTATCCTCATTAACCTCTATATCAAACTTAATTGTAGTTTTCTTTATCATTATATATCATTATTATATTATTTAATTATTATATATCTTGGCATATCCCACTCCCCACTCCCGAAATTATAATATATCGCGAAATTATAATATCTATAAAAATAAGTAATACGACCTTGAAAAGCCCTGTGAAAATGTTAGAAATGCGCGGTATTCTTTATATTGTTATAAAGGTTATCATAGCATTGTTCTCCGTTATTCTCCTTACAAGATGGCCCTCTATCGTAAAGCCAGCTTGCTAATTTTTCGCGGTTATTCGGTATAGATGTTGAAGGAACTGTATAAAACTGTCTATCTAACAGAGATTTGTCATAGATATCATCTGTTTCTCTGAATACATTCTTATTGAAAAAGTAATCTATGTTATCCTTGATATGCTCGTTTTCAATAGAGCACGAATTATATTTATTATTATTCCCTATTAAACTCGGGTTCATAAAGGGATTCTCTTCTGTCGGCTTTACGCATTTCTCATTATTAATAATATCCAAATCATTATCATTCAGATATTTCTCTATCTTTTTGTTCTTTTCCGTCTGGTAATTGTATATTAATATAGAAATGAGCATTATAATCAATATAAATAATATATATCGCGAATCATTGAATATTAATGTAGCTATGATCCCTATGAATAATATAAGTCTGATTATGGCGTTTATCTTTTCTTCAATTGTCATATTTATATTTGGATATAACACAGGGTTAAATAATTCGTTCAAATTATCTATCCAAAACATTATTAATTATTATTATTCTTATTCTAATACTAATATCTATATTATTTTTATTCCCCATCTTTCTGTTTTCTATCCAGTTTAGTTTTCAATCTATTAATCGCCATTGATTTTCTATAAGCATTCTTATTAAAAGTTGTTCGCGTATCTTTCTTTTTTCCCTTAGGATTCATCATATTCCCGAACGCCTCCATACCCTCCTTGTTATTCATCATCGCACCCATCATTTTCATCATAGCCGCCATATCAGGACCGCTTCCGCCTGCCCCGCCCGCTCCCGAAGGACCTCCCGCAGCTCCCGGCATACCCGATGGACCGCCAGGTCCGCCGTTTTGATTTCCAAACATACCGGGCATAATAGAAGCAAACTTCATAGCATCTTGCAATAGATTCTCTTGTTTCAATTCGCCGTTAGATATTTTAGTTGCCATTTTTCGGCTGACATTTGATATTAAATCGCTGAATCCGCTGTTAGGATCGCCAATAGCCTTCAGAATATCCCCGTTGTCGCCAATAGATTTTTGCAATTTGTCAATATCTACATCTTCCAATATCTCTTTCGCCAATTTTCCCAACATAGTATCTTCCATACCTGCCATATTTAGATTGGTTTTATCCTTGATATTCTTGGTTTTTAAAGAGTTGAGGCGAGAAATCATCTTTTTGTTGCCTTCATTTTCTATTTCATTCAGCAGCTCTTCGCTGGATTCTTGAAATATCTTGATGTATTTCTTAACCTCCTCGTCACTCAAATCATTCTTAAACAAATAAAATACAGTTAGGAAGTGATGACAAAGAAAATTGTCGTTAATTAATCGCTGTATTTGTTTAACGCTGATATTAGTAAAAATCTCCACGCCACCTACTTCCTCCAAGTCAAACCATTCGTCTATCTTGCTCTCCTCAGCATCCGCATAAGATGTCCAGAAGGTTTCGGGAAGTGTATTGATATATTTAATATATTCATCAGAGGATTTGTCAAATGTAGTATAGTTGGCTTTGATAGTTTTAATTATAGTCTTGGCAAATAAATAATTATCCTCGCTCACCTCGCTATCACCCTCATTATCATCGCTATTATCTTCCTTCATTTTTTTAGCGGCCTGCTTTAATCTTTTAATAAAATCAATATAATATTGGTTAAATACATATTGGTTTGACATTATCTCTATAATAAAATATATTTAATATTCCTTATATATATTTCATTACATATTCATTACATTTTCATTATAATTTCAAGTTGTCCCGCTCTTTCATAAGTTGCTCTACAGTGGGCATTCCCGACTTCTTATTCTCATCAAAATTAATATTAATATTTGATATGCCGTCGCTGATATTTTTATCATTATTTATAAAATCCCAGTTATAATTTTTATCATTGCATACACCGTCTGTTTCTTCAATTGTAGAGAAGTTATCCGAAATTTTAGAGCTATTCAAAGAGAAGGACGAGGGATCATTTTCACCTATAGCTATTTCCATCGGTTTTATAGAGCTGTCTATTTTAGCATTATTATCATTTATATTTTTATCTAATCTTGTACTTTGACTACTACACAATATGCCTCTTCCAGGCAATAATAAGTAATCAAATACATCTTTGCCGAATAATATTTCCTTACTCGGTAATATCATAAAAGCAGGCACAGTATGTATCTTTGTCTCTATATTTATATTTTGTTTCTTCAATTCGTCAATAGGTACCAGTTTTATCTTTTTATCCTTATCATATCTACTGACATTATCCAATAACATTTTACTGTGATTACATCCTATACTATAAAATAATATCATCTTAATTATACACATAAAAATAAATAACGCTTTATATACGAATAAAGAGGAATCCGAAGAGGCCTCGCAAAAAATAAAAAATATATAATATAAAATACCTGTTCCATATCCAGCTCCGGTACCTCCAGCCCCCCCCAAACTCCTACCTATACAAACAGGGCTCTATTAAACACTCGCGGGCACTCGGGTATCAGGATTATACTTTAGCTTCTGCAAGTAATTAAACATTTTATTATCATAATATACCTCGGTTGGGCGAGGGATATTAGTGAAATTATAATTTCCTTGGAGAACAGCTACGCAAGCATTCCAAAGGACTGAATACAGCCCATCCTGATTTGTATAAATAAGCTCTCCTTCACACATAGGGTTCCTAACGCGTCCCTCGTTATCAAAGCCATCCCTTTTAATCTCATCCAACCATACAACATACATAGCACTATTGTTATAGACCGCCTTATATACTTCCTTTTTTTGAAGGGTGCTATATTCGGTAGCATAATTGGCCATTACTGCTTTGTCTTTGTTTGTTGTTGATATAGGCTCGCGGTCTGCTCGCGGTCTGCTTGCGGTCTGCTTGCGGTCTGCTTGCGGTCTGCTTGCGGTCTGCTATGCGATAATGTTAAATGACTGGTATTGCAGTCAATTTTTTAGAATAAATTTAAATAATAGGGCAAATGTATACTATCCAAGAGACACTAAGATATTTATATTTTTACAATTTATAATTTGAGTACATCTCTTGAATTATTTTGTAATTTCTAAAAAACTTTTGAAATTTTTGAAAAAACAGAAAGATGTACTCAAATTTTAATTTTCAAATTTTTAAAAAAATCTGGTTGCTTTTTTGCATACAAAGACTTATTATATAAAAATAAGGTATATAATGACATACATATACATAGATAAATGATATCTATATATAAAGAACTTATAGCTTCTCTAAAGAATGAATGTAAAAAAAAAAGAGTTAAATATGAAAACATTATTAAAACATTAAATAGATATGAATATGACGAAATTATTCATATGATCGAAATTATTAATGACGAAAGCATATGCGATATCATAGAAGATATAATAGAAGAAAGAATAGTCATAGCAAATAATATAGCAGATATGTATAATAGCCTACCTTTAATGAATCACTATCTTGAGATTTTTAACAAAGAACCACAACCATCGCTTACAAAAGCAAGGAAATTATTTAAAAAAAAAATATTTATAAACATTTATGATTTTCATTATCAGCGGTACAATAAAGAAACTAAAAAAATATATATTAAGAATAAATTTACAGCAAAATCAGGAAAGAAGGTTCCCTTTAAAATTAGCAAAGGAAAAAGGGTTCCAATGTTTTTTGATTAATGACATTATTAAATACGGGGACGAATAGGCGCATATCATATACTTTCTTGAATAAACACCAGCGATTGAAGAAGCTGAATTGTTTGAAAGTCAGTAGTTATCATAGTATATAAGGCTCGCTGTTTGATTGCTGTAATATTAAATTACTTATATTATAGTCATTTTTACTATATATATATAAGAAAATTATTATTATAATATATATAATTCAAATGGAACAACTTAAAATAAAATATAATTATTTTTGTAATTATCCATGCGATATAAATGAACATCTTCCAACCCTGTATAATTATGCGCGAGAATGCGAAAGTGTTATAGAATTAGGTGTAAGAAGGGTTATTTCCAGTTATGCTTTAGCCTATGGTTTAATGAATAATAATAAAGAAACTAAAAATATACTATTAAATGATATAGAAGAGTGCGATATTAGCGAATTATTATCTATAACAAAGGAACTTCCTATTAACATTAATTATAAATGGATGAATGATTTGGAGTTAGATATAACAGATAATGTAGATTTAACTTTTATAGATACGTGGCATGTATATGGACAATTAAAACGAGAGTTGAATAAATTCTCTAAAATTACGAATAAATATATAATTATGCATGATACAACAGTTGACGAAATTTATGGGGAAACTATTCGCCGCAATTTGAATGCCGAACAACAATCTATAGAATCTGGAATACCCGTCGAAGAAATTAATAAGGGATTATGGCCGGCGATTGAAGAATTTTTAGAAACTAATAAAAATTGGAAAATAAAAGAAAGATTTCACAACAACAATGGTTTAACTATTCTTGAAAAAGTATACACCCTTGAAGATTTAAAATGAGATATGAATAGACGCATTCTATACTTTCTTAAATATACACCAGCGATTGAAGAAGCTGAATTGTTTGAGCTCTTCTTCCTTATCTAAGTCGTTTATTATATTGTATATGTTATTCTTTTTAACATTGGGGTCAGTATATTTCGCCTTTATTTTGTTAAAGGATTGCGAGAATAGCTCGCTTTCTACCAATTCTATATTGTATTCCTTGCATTTTCTAATAAGTACATCAAAATCTACTATAAACTCAGGAATAAACTTCTTAGTAGCCTCTATATAAACATCAACCTTCTTATTGAAATCTCTTCCTCCACCATCGGCATCGCCGGCCTCATACCTTCTAATAATAGCCCACAAGGGAACGCCCTTATCTTCAGTGCGCTTATTGAGTTTCTTGCGACCCTCTACCATATCCCCACCGTTCGCATTTATAGCACCGACGACACTTTTGCCGTCCATAAAAGTACATATGAAGGTTCCGCCAACCTTTAACATAGAGCTCACATTATTTAAGAATGTATTTATTTTTTCTTCATTCTCAAAGAAATAATGAATCGCAAACATACACGCGCATACATCAAAACCATTAGCTCCCCTTCCAGCAACATTTTTATAATGCGCAGGAATATTGCCGCTGCGCTTATTTAATACCAGCTGTATGATATTCGCGCTCTCCTCGTCATCTATTGATAGCGAACATTCCCCATTCATTATAGGCTTGCTGCAATCTCCTGCTGCATATACGATATCGGGGAATTGCAATGGGAACTTCTTGAACTTACCGCCGTGGCCGCCGCCGCCTCCACCGCCCTTATTATTATAGTCATCTTTTTTACCTATGAGACGGCTGTAAGCCCCCGAATCAGTATTATATATGCCGTGCTTGACATAATCAATCCCGAGAACAAATCTATAATCGTTGTTAATCCAGCGATTCATATCACCGCCTTCACCACAAGCCAATTCCAACAAACTACCCCTATATTTTTGCTTGGAATACAACATATTTTTAATACATATATTGTGAAACTGCTGCATATTAACAGACAATAGGCCGTCGCGATTGATTTTGCGCGAATAATAGACATCATCGGATTGTAGCAACTCGTTCCCTGCATCCATTTTTAATATAGGAGCCTTTCCGCGGATAATGCTTTCGGTTACAGGATTATGTATAGAACTCCATATATTAATAGCGACCGAGTAATCGTTCGCCGTTTTAGAAATCTCTCCAGTATTATAGATGCGCATCTTATCTTCGCGCAAACGCATAGGAATCCATCGCATGGAAGGCTTTATATTTTCGTCCAATAAATACCTATATTCTATTATCTTATCGCCGTCTATCAATTCGCCACTTTCACAGCGGGCTTCATCGCGGGCATTCAGCTTAATATAGGATTTCTCAATGCCCTCCGCATAATAGTTATTCGGCTTAAACAATTTGAGCGAATATTTGCAATCTTGATCCTTCATCAATTTCTTATATTCAACATCATACAGCTCGCGCAAAGCGTTATTTATGGTATATTTATCATAGTGCTTGGCGTTATATCCAACATTTAGAAACATCTCCCTGTATTTCTCGCCATCCACTGTAATAACTTTACCAAACTTTGCGAAAAAGTCTATTGAGTTCTGCTCAGGCGGTTTCCATTTAAAAACGCGATCCCATTTAACTCTCTCGGTTATTTCTACGGGCTTATTGCTATAATAAGAATACAGCGCCAATTTAGCAGGCGTAAAGATGAGACCATCAATGCTATAGGGATATTTTGAGCCATTCTTCAATATATTATCGCAATCTTTCAAGATACTGTCAGTATATAAATGTTCCTTGACAATATAATCAATTGAATTGCCTTCGTCTTGCGATTTAATATATTTGCGGCTATTCATCAAATATTTATATCGGCTGTCTTCTTTTGCCTCGTCCTCTATGAGCGGCAGGCTTGTGATTTTTTTGCCTCCGTAATAATACATATCAAAGGCCGCAAAGAGCCCGACATTTGATTTATCCAATCTTTTTTCGCAAGATATATATTCGCCGTCAATCAAAGAGTTGTACAGCTCCTTTGTAGAGCGAAGCCCTGTGTCTATTACCTTGTATGTGTTATCAATTAAATATACATACCCGGCATTATCTATAAACATCAGCAATCTCTCGCCATCGGCTTTTTCGGTTACAGTGTATTCCGATAATATGCTAATGCCCGTGTATTCGTCAGGTTCTAAGATATTGATTTTCTCAAGCGTAACAGGCTTCGGGGTTAACAATACGGGCTTCGTTTTATCTAAGGGTTTCTTATCGCAATTATTATAGTTATAGTAGCGCGTCGCAATATCTTTTGAAACAAGCCCTGAATAATTCGCTATGACATCTTGCTGCTGTTTTTTAGAGATTATGTATGGCGATAGAAAAAGCGCCTGTTCCATTTTAATCAACCCTTCCAATATAATATCTTTGGAAGCATTTGTTATATCAAGAAAAAACTCGTATTTCTGCGAAGATTTAATAATCTTAGAATTGGCCAATTTATAATATAGATCCCTATCGTCAGTCTCTTCAATATCATATTTATTACATTTGCATATATTGACGATAAACCGCATATTAGTTTTTTTGTCAGTATAAACAATTTTCTTGTTTATTTTAAAAAACTTCCTGATATCATTCCAGTTATCGGGGAAATTCTCTTTGCCTACGAGTTTTTTCGCCACCGTCTTAAATTGTAGCTCGGAGTTAAACAGCCGGTCATATTTGTGTTTGGCGAGGACTTTGTATTTATACGAAGATACGCTCTTATCCTTATAATTAATATAGTTGGGATTGTGAGAATATTTCAGGATATTGCTGCTATCGCTTATTTCGAGGATAATATCTTCTGTCATTACTTGGAGTGTTTGCTTCTCAATAGTCTCCTCGTATTTCTCGGTTTTCATAACATTTATAAAGTTGGCGAATTCGTTTTCACCCCATTCGCTCGAATTACTCAATTTTATTAAACATTCGCTGTTATTATCTTGAATTAGCGAATAATGCGTATCAATAATTGAAAATATTTCATCATCTTTTAATATTTCCATTATGTATATTCTCTAATAAATATAGATATTATAGATTTTATATATCAATTTTTACTATATAAATAAAAAAATGATATATTCTTATAGATTAATAACATATTTATAAATGCCATCTAATAAAATGTTTATGCCAATCAAGTTCAATACTACTATTATCCTCGTTCCTTCGGAAATTACTGCAAGCTTTGACTCAATAATCTATGAAAAGGTTAGGCATACGCTTGAAAACTGCTGCAGTAAGCACGGGTATATTAAAAAAGATACTATAAAGATAATTAAGAGATCCGCTGGATATTTTAAAGAATCGCATTTAAACGGGAATATCGCTTATGATTTGAGCTGTATTGCCGAGATATGTAATCCGGCACAGGATTCTATTATTAAATGCGAAATCATAGCAAAAAATAATTTGGGTTTAAGAGCTATCGGGATGTACGAAGAAATGGCTATATTAGAAGTTTGCATTCCTAAAATTACTTCGGGAATACAATCCGAGGTCAATATTGATAGCATTAAAATCGGGGATCATGTGAATGTTAAAGTGTGTGGCAAAAAGTTCACTCTATATGATAATATGATTTCAATTGTAGGAAAAATAATCAAGGATAAGGACGATATCGTCCAGGTTCAAGAGATAGATGACGGCAATTTATCAATTGACGAAGAAGATATGTCGGAAGTAGATGAAGCTAACTATGAAGGTATTGAAATATTCAACGATGAAGACGAAGAAGAAGATGACGAAGAAGCTAATTATAAGTTCAACAAAAGTAAATCCTCCAAACATACCGGTGGCGCTGGCTTAGAGTTTGAAGATGACATTGACGAAGAAGAAGATGAAGATGAAGAAGACTTGGACGAAGACGAAGATGATGATGTTGACGAAGATTATTCAGATGGCGAAGATTTTGGTGAAACCGAAGGTATTTACGACGATTAATATATTGCAGCGGATTATTTGATTTATTATATAAATAGATTTTTATATTATTTATATATAATGAATAAAAAAGATTTATGCAAAAATATACAGAATAGTGTAAGTCATTTGACGAATGTTGAAATAATAGAGCTATTTAAAATAATATTGGCGACAGGCGAGAACTATACTAAGAATAATAATGGGGTTTTTATAAATCTCAATTGGCTCAATGAAGATACATTGGAGAAGCTCAACAATTATATATTATTTTGTATTAAATCACAGAATGAAATCACGAAATACGAATTGATGAAAAGCTTACTAAATGAAACTATATGTGTTAAAGAAGATGATATAAATAGCAAAATAGTAGAACACGATACCGTAGATAATAATATAAGACAGAAGTTCTCTTCGAGTATGAAGTTCTATTTACTGAAAAAAAAGTTTATGAAACAAAATGTTGTCCCCGTGAATATCTTGGAGAATGAGTTGAAATATGAGGAATATGTAATCACATAATCCATCATATAATCCATAAAAAAATGATATATAAATTAGATGTCTATATTATCTAATGATTAATATTTTAACGAATAAGCTTCAGGCATCAAAAGACAGGGATATTGTATGGAAGAATGATAAACCCGAGCTATACGAAAGATTTTGTCAAAGCAGCTCCCAAAAACAAGAGACCTCCAAAGAGACCTCCAAAGAGACCTCCAAAGAGACCTCCAAAGAGACCTCCAAAGAGACCTCGCTGGCTCCTGTCCAAGTTCCGACAGCTACTCCAGCAAATATCCCTAAAGTTCTCAATGTAATTCCTGTTCCTACAAATAGATTACCTGCTATTATTGCAGATTCTCCTAAGCCGCCTGTAGCTATACAAGATATCCTAAGAGTAGCTGATTCTCCTGTGGTTCCGGCGGTCTCTATCGTTGCTACGGTTCCTGTCGTTCCTGTGGTTCCTAGAGCCATTAAGCTCCTTCCCATTGTAAATAAGGCGATTCCTAAGGAACCTCGTGCAGGTACGCAAAAAAAGGCAATTGGAAATAAGAATAAGAATAAGAATAGTCCTATGAAAATAATTTTGGAAGAATCGCTAACATATGATACATATCGCGATGATGTAAGAGATAAAATAATTAAGTTTATATCTACAAAAGAGTTCAATAAAGTTTTCGGTATCACCAAAAGCGCCGAAATAATGTCAGGAATTGCTAACGACAGATTCAATAAATCAACAGTATTATTTATATCATTCTTATTTGATAAATGTGTAATATATAATGATAAAAATATTATTTATAATAAAAATAATGGAGTAATTGAGATATAATTATTTGAATAATTATTTGAACAGAGGAAATAAAACGAGTTTCTTATTTTCCATCAATTTGTGAGCTATATGCTTACATAACATTTCTTTAATATCCTTAAAGTTTCTTTTAGATACATTATCTTTTTCTATTTGTTTAATAAAGTTATTGTGCTCTGCCTTATTATAGAATGTGCATACACGACCTATTTTTTTCCCTTTGCCGACAACCGCGTCTGTAGAAAATATCTTAAATGTATTTTTAATTATATTGTCCTTCTTGATAAATTGCGGCTCTATAATACCCCAAGGCATCTCTTCCAACTCCATATTTTCAGGTATTACAGTAATTTTACTATTACGATATTTTGCAAACTCTTTCTGTTCGGTGATTGTCAGCGATTCGATCCATCGTTTTTCTACATTATTATACAGCGATATATCAAGATTTTTAATATCCTCATTATTTTTATTTTCAATATTATATATATTTATATATCCTATATAATCATTATTATTATTCTTATTATATGAAGGCAACTCCTTCTTTCTTATAAAAACTCCTTGCGAATCCAAGCATTTAATTACATACATCAATTCTGCCTTTCTATTATCTTCAAGATCGCCAAGTTTTGCATAATTTACTATTATATATTCGACTAATCTTTTAAATCTCTTGTCATCTAAATTGAAATATATAGATATCGTGGTACTAATAATATTAGTATAATCTATATTTATTATTTTAAGGATATTATCTATGTCATCTTCGCTCTTCTTGTCCTCTAAAACACTAACAACAGTATCATTCAATCCTTCAACATCAATCTTTATTTTAATTTTTGTCATAGTGGACTTGGCTCCAGGCCTGTCGCCTTTAGCGTAGCCTTTAGCTTCACCGACAATATCATTAATTATGCTAAGTTTAATACCCTGACTATGATGTTCAATATAGTAATTGTCAATAATTACAGCCGGCTTTATTGATTTATTTATAGCATAAATCATGATTTCTTCGTCAATATCAATATCCTCGCCAATATCATCAATTAATTCCTTATATGATATGTAATATATTTCATCTTCTATCATTCTAAGCAATTTATTTTTAATAGCCGCCTGCGCCCTTTTTAAAAGATGTTTATAGACATCGCTTCTATACCCTGAGATGTCCTCTGTCAGTTTGGCCTCCTCATCATCCTTAAAGCCACATGAAGGTTCTAAATCTTCGCTATCGCCTAATTCGTATTTTATTTTATTTCCCTGAGATGTTAATATATCAACAGTTCCCATTTCAAATAATTTTTTCGGAAAATAATTAATGTTTTTCATCAAGGAACAATCAAGTGAATTGTCTGAGATTATCTTGTCAATCTCCTTGCTCTCTATGTATTTCCTCGTAGATATTCTTAGCGCATGGATATCTATTGTTTCCGTCTTCAGCATTCCAGCGTCATCATTAGCACTTGCGTGCATAAATACAGTTACATTGCGTTTTTCAAAGGGCAACTTTTGATGTCTGCAATTACGAATGCCTCTGCCTATAATTTGGTCGGGTCTGTTAAAGTGATACCACGGTTCTATTAAATGTATCTCGCGGGCATTATAAAAACTTAGGCCTTCACTGGCTACTTGCGTTATCAATATTACTTTTATATCCTTACCATTTATATTCTTATCATCATTAATCTTCTTTATCAAATTATTAATAGTAGTAGAACCCATAATTTCTTTTTTATCACTTGTCAATATACAGTATTTTGGATTAGATACATCTTTATACTTTGGCTTGTCCTTAACAATTTCGGGGTTTTTCAATATATTATTGGTACCTTCGCGCGAATATCCCAAATGTTCCAAGCATATCGCGAGAGGTATAATGCCTGCCCAAGCAAATCTTGAATATATGACTACTATTCCCTCGGATTTCCTTACTATATCACATATATTCAAAAATTTGCCCGAATATTTACCCAAATATTCCTCAGTAGGATACAATGCATTTTTATATTTTTCACTGTAATTAACGGAGATGCTCGCTGTACCTTCAATATTCCTGAAAAACGAATTAAACCCAACCTTACCTATATCATTATCATAAACAATATTCATAGGCTGTAATAATCTCATATTCTGCTTCTGATTCTGATTCTGTAATTTACTCGGCGACAATCCTTCGGCGTCAGCGGCGTCAGCTGCGTCAGCTGCGTCTTCAGCGATATCGTTTAGTTCATTCTCATCAATTTCCTGGATATTGTTATAGTTAATCTTGTTTATTATTTTTTTCAAACCATCTATTTTGTTTTTTTGACATATTCCAAGCTTTGATATTACTATATCATCATTTATATATTTTAACCATCCCAATTCTTTAGCAGGTATAGAATTATTAGAAGGGTCTTTTGTTGGCTCGACATTTAATATTTTAATATTGCTGTTATAGGATGCCTTTAATTTTAAGGCGAATGTGAATGGATTTTTCCCTTTTAAATATGATATATAATTTGAAGACAACTTTTTAATTAATTTCTTAGCCTTATCTTCAAATTTAAATTTGTTATTGTTATTGAAAACCTTGAAATATTCTTTTAATATGTTATTGCGCTTATCATTTATCAACATCAAATTAAAGAGGTCGAGGATATCTCGCGGTTCGTTATACATAGGCGTCGCCGACAATAATATCAATCTATTATTTCTCCCGTTTTCTAATATTTTTTTGAGAGTACTGTATGTACCCTTTTCCTTATTATTCGTACTTCTGATATTATGAGCTTCGTCTATTATAATAACCTTGTTTTCTACAATATTATCCTTGTATTTTTCATTAATTCGCTTCATAAAGCTGTCATATGTAAAAATCTCATATCTCTTCTTCAATAACCTTTTAATATTGTCCTTATTATCCTTTTCATTAAAGGAGCTCTCATTTATATTAAGCAATTTGACATAGTTATCCCCAGTACATTGATTAAATAAATTCTTGAATACTTTAATATCATAATTGAATATTTCTTTATTGAAGTTCTCTTCCAATGCCTGAGGCATTATTACCCATATATGCGGCTCTGTGGTATCCATTGTTTTCGTAGATAATATCATTTCAGTTAATGTAATAGCTGTACAAGTTTTGCCTACACCCACGCCATAATATAACATAATGCTCTTGTAAGGAGTTCTATGTGATAAATACTGGCTTATAAAATGTTGATACAGTGCGGTTTCAAACTTACCACATAATTCATTAGCTACCTTATTAAAATCATCTACCGTTCTTATAGTCGGAAAGCTCTTTATTTTATGTATTGAAAACTCCTTATTACTCGCTATTTTCTTCCCAAAATCACTATCATCTATATCAGGATAATATAGATCGATATCATTATCAGAACCATTGCTATTTTTATTAGAAGAAGACTTTTTAGCAGGCACTATAGACAAGCTAATATTTGTCTTCTTGTTTTGCTTTTCAAGATTCTCTTTCTTTATACAGCGGCCTGTTTTGGGATTTATAACTTTGCCTTCAGTACATTCTTTTGCTGGCTTTGCTGGCTTTGCTGCCTTTGCTGGCTCGGTCGGTGCGGTCGGTGCGGTCGGTGCGGTCGGTGCGGTCTTCTTGTTTTGCTTTTCAAGAGTCTTTTTATTTATACAGCGGCCTGTTTTGGGATTTATAACTTTGCCTTCGGGACAACTTTTAATTTTAATCATTATCTATTTACATTAAAGATTTATTATAATTTATTATGCTATGAGCTTTCTTAAAAATCTTGATTCTTTCGGTGTTATGATTCTTGATATGATTCAATACTTCATCGTCGCTAAACCATTTTAGAGACCTTATTTCACGGATTTGTTCTATACATGTATTGTCAAGCTGTATCTCGGCATTATCATTGATTATTTTTGCAACATAATAAACATGTTTATATAGAATATTATTAGTGCCGAAAAAGATTTCTTGAAAAGGAATAATATTTTTGTCTATTTCAATATCATTCTTATTCAATTGCGTTTCCTCACAGAACTCTCTTACTGCACAATCTATATCAGCCTCTTTCAACTTCTTTCGCCCCTTGGGAAATCCCCATTCTTGCTCAGATTCATTATTGTTGTTAAAGTTTTTGATAGATAGGATACTTTTAATATTGCTATCATTCATAATAATTTCAAATTTATTTTTGGATTCTATATATTCCTTCGTATGCTTGAAAGTCCCCTGATTTATTTGACACCATGTATAATTCCATATTTGCTCAAAATTATTCGTAAGCAACAGTTTTTTCTCAGAATCCGTCATATATTCAATCAGCTTTATAATATATTTGTCATCATCAATATTGTACTTTCCTCTAACAAACTCCATAAATGACAAGCTATCCTTTCGCTGTATCATAATATATTTAATATCACCATTAACTATCTTATAACATATTATTCCAAAGCTCATTATAGGATGCGGGCAATCTTTGTATAAATGCCCGTTTAATCCGCAGTTCCTACAACATTGTGGGCGAAAATAATTATTCTTCTTACTACTTTCATCATACTTTTTTTTCATTAATATATAATTAATAACATTAATATATAATATTAAACATTTCTTAAATGTATTTATTATATAGTAAAAATAATATCCAACCGACAATACCACATTATATTTAATACGAAGAGTAATTGTCAGTGCTATCATAACCATTAAACGAAGAAACGCTATTGGTAGATTTATTAGAAGGAGGGGGCATCATAGGGGATGGTTTATGATATTGCGGCATTGTCATTACGGGCGCCGCAGATCCTCCTTCGAGGGGTGCATAATTTGTATAAATATCATTCGTTGATGATTTAGGATAAGGTAGAGAATTAACATCTCCTACTTTAGGCTCCTGATAATGAGGAGGTTGCGAATTAACACCGTGCATTGAAGAGTTCATCGCTTGGCCATTATGAGATGATGGGGTGCGATGAGCGGTAGATATTACGGGGCCTGACGGGCCCGCGGAAGGCGTAGGAATAGGAGATGGAATAGAAGACGGAGCGGGCGAAGGAGCGGGCGAAGAAGAAGCGAGAGGGGTATTATATACTACGGGTTTTGATTCTTGTCGTTGGCTTATCTTGTCATCTATTATTATTTTTTTAGCATATAGGTTGGCCTCATCTTTACCCATTTTATTTTTTTCAGTTGAGTAATCTAATCTGTCGTTAGCCATATCATACTCAGACATAGAAATTAACATAGATATTATTATCATAATGCAATATACGATTATGATAACTGCTAATATCCACGCCAATAGCCAGCACCACCATCTGGTATTAAGATTGCCGCCAGTAACTATACAGGTTAGTTCAAACAATGACATTAGGATTGAAGGAACAGATATTATTAATATAAATAATACGAACATAAATCTGTCTCCAATAGGTATTCTGCTGCTGCTGAATAATATTATCACGCATAGTATCATAATCGTCATAAATAACGCTATGCCGGCATATTTTGATTGTTCTGACCCAAAAAATATGTCATTTATATTTATAGTACGACTTCCCATTATTTTGTTTGTATATTCTAATATCATATAAAGAAAAATAAAAATTGATAATCATATAAATACAATAGTATATATACATAGTAAATTATTATGGGTATTCCTTATTATTTTTATTCATTGACAAAAAAATATCAAAATATTTTAGATAATAATAAACCGGCAAAGACAGATATTTATTGCATTGATTTTAATGGTATAATCCATACTGTCGCCCAACAGATTTTGAAGGACAAACGAACTGAATCTATGAAGACGGAAGAAATTGACGAGCTAATTTTGGAAGGTATTTGGAAGAAGGTCGAGAGCTATATTGAATTATACAAGGCTAAAAAATATGTCATATGCGCTGACGGCGTAGCTCCTACAGCCAAAATTATTCAACAGAGAAAGCGCAGATATTTGAATATTTACAGAAATAAATTGGACAAGGATTTCATCAATACTCCGGTATGGGATACAAACGCCATAACGCCCGGGACGGCCTTTATGAAAAAAATGAATGTTTATATGGATAATAAAGTGAGATACTCCACGCATAACATAGAAATTATATATAGCGGAAGTAATGAATGTGGCGAAGGCGAACACAAGATATTTAAAAAAATCAAGATGATGACAGCCGGCTCCACGAAGGAAAATATTATTATCAATGGTCTTGACGCCGATTTAATTATATTGTCGCTGATGTCGCATATTAAAAATATTTATTTGATGCGCGAAACTGTTGATAAAATAACGAATCAGGTTGTATATAATTATTTGAATATTAATAACTTGCGAGTAGCCATCTTGAGAGAATTGAACTTTTTGTGGGGCCTTAACAAGGATCTTCATAAAGAGAACGATATTATTGAATCCTATTGTACTTTGTGTTCAATCCTCGGGAACGATTTTGTCCCGCACTTATTGACAGTGGATATTAAAGCCGATGGCGCCGACAAGATTATTTCAATTGCGAGGAAAGCTACAGAAGAATATGGATTGCTTGTCAGCAATGATAGCATTAATTACGAGTGTCTGAAATACATTTTCAAGCAACTCTCAATGACAGAAGACAAAGATATATTTATTATTTGCGAAAAATATATCAATAAAAAAATATTCAACAATTCGAGTATTCCGAGCGATAATTACGGATTAAAAAATAAGGATGACTTGTGCTATAAGATATACAATGATAATAGCAGATGGCACAAGAACTACTATAATATGATATTTGAAAATAACATTACCATCGATTCATCAGTAATTTACAATTCGTGTTCTAACTATATTAAAGGCATCTATTGGGTATATGAATATTACAAAGGGCATAGCATTGATTGCGAATGGTATTATCCCTATAATTATCCGCCTACATTAAAAGATATCAGCAATCATTCAATCGCCCACGAGGCTCCTATAATTACTGCGAACAATAACTTTCTGGACCCGAACATCCAGTTGCTAATTGTTCTCCCGAAGGATAGCATTCATCTCATCAATCACAAATATAAAAAATATATGACTGATATTTATTCGGGACTCTTTCATATGTATCCGGTTAATTATAATATCCAAACATTCCTCAAAACACACCTATGGGAATGTAGCCCAATCCTCCCATTAATCAATATCAACTATATAAAAAATATAATCTCCCTATATCCCCCATAAATGCCCGCTGCTATCCGCTGCTGTCCGCAGCTTCCCTCTCCCTAAATTCCTGTCTCCTAAGCTCGCACATCTCGCGCACTCGTCTACTCGTATACTCGTATACTCCTATACTCCTAAGCTCGCACATCTCGCGTACTTCCTTCATTTTAGATAAGCTTCATAATTTCTTCTATTTTATTTTTGTCAGTATCAGCGAAATAATACCAGGATTTTTTCTCAGGATCCCATTTACATCCATGCTTTTTAACGGCATCCTTGTTTTTAAAAGCGACCTTAATATATACCCTATTACTTTTGTCGGATTCGCCGGATGCTCCGGCAGCTCCATCTCCGAATTCTCCAGTATTGCTCCGAGCGGGCTTTTCTTTTTCTGTGGATAAACTGAGGTTTTCAATGTCCTTGATGGATTTAATGTTTTCCTCGCTAATATTGTCTTCGTAATACCATTTTTTCTTATTCATATCCCATTTACATCCTAACTTTTTCACAGCATCTTTGTAAGTATAAGATACATTAATGAAGTTTTTTGCAGAACTCGCGACGACAACAGACAGATTTTTAAATCCGCATATATCTTCGTCGCGCTCTTCAAAATTGGGATTAACCGCCAAGTTAGCCAATCTATCTGCCTGGCTATTGCCGATAGAGTGCTTATCAGATAGATTAGTATGCGCCTTGATATGATGTATCTTGATATGTTTCTTGTTCCCATGATATAGCTCGTAAATCTTTTGCAATAGCTTTAAGTTCGGGGGAATCTTGTCCTCTTTCGTTTTCCAGTTATTCTTCGCCAGCTTCTCTCCATAAGAACCCGTGCATTTCATAACATACTCGGAATCTGTATAGATATTGATATTTCGCTTATCTTCAATTTCTTTCTTCAATATTTCAAGAGCTCGTATCATAGCCGTTAGCTCTCCCGTGTTATTCGTTTGCTTCCCTTGAACTACATTAGACTCATTGCGACAATCATCTGTCTCAAAAAATACACCATAGCCCGCCTTAGCATTAATCTTTCCATTGTTGATACAGGAACCGTCAATATACACATCAATATCTTGCTCTTCTTCAATTCTCTCCATTAGTATATGTTATGTGTATTGTAAGTATTATATAATTATATAATATTAATCAATTTTTATATACCATCTTATATTCAACATCATTTTCATATTCTATGATAAACTCGCATTTTTTATAAAAATTAACCAGGTATTCTGTCGTAGATTTATTCTTATCTATAAACAGATATATTGGCTCAGTCCCCAATTCCTCCTTGGCTCTACTAATCATTTTAGAGGCTATCCCACGATTCCTATAATTTACATTAGTACATATTTGATTAAGATAATTATCACTTATTCCTATAAAACCTATGATATCACTTCCAATAACATAATATATAACGCTGTTATATGTATTAAATCGGTTCTTTTTAAAGTTTGCATTTATCAACCTTATACATCTAAATATCTCGTCTTCATTTAAATCCTTCATCAACTTATACACTATCATTATTACCTAACAATAGCAATTTTATTATTTCAAATGGGGGAACCTATGGGGTGGGGGAGACCGCCCCGTGGGGGAACCCGCCCCCAACGCGGGACATTGTGGGGGAACCCGCCCCCAACGCGGGATATTGTCAAGGATATAGATAAGGCTATCGTAGGCTATTTATATTACCATTATGATCTATTAAAAAGACACTGGATATTTCTAAAAATTGAAAAGAATAATTTGAGTACATCTCTCTGTTTTTTCTAAATTTTCAAAAGTTTTTTAGAAATTACAAAATAAATCAAGAGATGTACTCAAATTTAAAAATGAAAAAATATAGATATTCCAGTGTCTCAAGAAATGCTTTGAATATTCTAAGTATTTTTATAATAGTGGGGGAACCCGCCCCCAACGCGGGTTATTGAGAGGCTATCGAGAGGCTATTGAGAGGATATTGAGAGGCTATTGAGAGGCTATTGAGAGGCTATTGAGAGGCTATTGAGAGGCTATTGAGAGGCTATTGAGAGGCTATTGAGATATTTATAGTACCATTATGATAACTTAAAAAGACACTGGATATTTCTAAAAATTGAAAAGAATAATTTGAGTACATCTCTCTGTTTTTTCAAAAATTTCAAAAGTTTTTTAGAAATTACAAAATAAATCAAGAGATGTACTCAAATTTAAAAATGAAAAAATATAGATATTCCAGTGTCTCAAGAAATGCTTTGAATATTCTAAGTATTTTTATAATAGTGGGGGAACCCGCCCCCAACGCGGGCTATTGAGAGGCTATTGAGAGGCTATTGAGAGGATATTGAGAGGCTATTGAGAGGCTATTGAGAGGCTATTGAGAGGCTATTGAGAGGCTATTGAGAGGCTATTGAGAGGCTATTGAGAGGATATTGAGAGGCTATTGAGAGAGGCTATTGAGATATCTATATCTGTAATGAATAAAAATAAAATAAAAATATATAATTGTGTGTATGCGAGTATAGATAATAGTGCTTCATAAAAGCACAGAGGGAGGGGGGATAGCAGGGATTATTCTAGGATTATCTTGTTATTGATGTTATAGATATCAATATATTTCTGCGGTATCTTCTCAAATGAGATGAGATTCATATTAAACTCAAAGTTATCTAGTAAGTTATTATCAGCGAGATATTTATACAATTCATTTTTAGAGAGTTTGGCGAGAGCAATTGCCTTATCCTTTGTAATTCCAGTACCAATTTTAGGAATATTATCGCTTTTATCTCCATAAATCGCTTTAAAGTTTAGATCTACATTAGCATCATCGTAACCCCGTTTTTTCAATTCTTTGAACTGCATATTAAATACCAGGACATTCTTATCTACCAATTGAAGAAAGTCATTGTCATTCGTGATAATAATAATCTTAGAAGCAATCTTCGGCTTCAGATATTTATGTGTAAGATATACAATGTCATCTCCCTCCAATCTGTCTGAATAGATGCTCTTCAATTCCAGCTTTTTATTAACAAACTCATTAAATATGCTAAATATGTTTTTATTAAAATTGTTCTTCTGGCTTCTTGTAGCCTTGTACTTATCATAAATATCATTTCTCCAAATATCACTGCGCAAACAATCATAGCACAAAATAATATTGTTAGCAGTAGTCTTCCACATTTTACATATCTTCTTCATATCATTCCCGATATGTTTATAAAAAGCGTTAATGAAGTTTTCGTTTTCAATAATTTCATCCACATTAATTTCTGGATAATTTTTTTGAAATTTATACCATCTCATTGTAGCAAAATATCTGTGGAAAATATAGTAGCTACAATCAATTAGTACAATATTATTATGCTTATCCAATTTAATAATATTCATATACTTTATATTATTCTTATTTATTTAAATAATAAATCAATTTTTATATTATATTATTTACATTGATTTAACCACATATATGCCTTTTCCATAACAATTTTTAGCTCGCCCTTATTTTTCTTCAGTTCTCTCCATTCAATTTTGACATTCTCAAAGTTATCCTTCTTATTTGTACTAATCTCCTTAAGCTCATTCAGGCGAAACTTAACAAATATATTATAATCAGTAGGCTTCTTATCATCACCATTCGCATCTTCCTTCTTTCCCTTAGTATCCGCAGCCGCAGTAGAAGCCGCAGCAGCAGAAGCCGACTTATCAGTATTAGCTAAAACTTTTGCTGTATTTGACTTTGCAATAGTTCCAAGATTTCCTTTTCTGCCCTTAGCTCCCTTAGCTCCCTTTCCGCCCTTAGCTCCTTTAAGAGTATCATTTACATCTACATCTACATCTACATCTACATCTACATCTACATCTCCTTCATAATTTTCATCACCCGCATTACATCCGACTATACATTTAGCATCTTTTGTCGCCAAAGTCTTATCAGAAATATTGTCAACTTTCTCTTCATTATTTAGGGTGCCTTTTGCTTCTTGGTCAGTACCAGAACATTCGGTTTCTTTTCCACTTTCATCGGCTTCATTGTCGCGACTATCATCACAATCATGATCGCATACATTATAAAACTTCCTTATATCTTTTAAATTATAAGAGCCGTCTTTTCCACACTTCTGTTTTAATTGATTCATCTTTTCAATATCTTCAGCATCGGAATATAGAGAAAGTATATTCTTTATTACAGGTTCTTCGTGAGTAATACGAGATAGATTTTCATTTTTGACCCACACCTTTTTGTTGTTTTTGACATCTACAATCCACAGCTCTTTATCATAGCCTTCCATAATAGAATTGATATCATATCCTTCGGCAGATAATCCATAATGGAGAGGCGATAGCTCTGTTCCCATATAATAATTCTTAGAAGAATTAATGCATACTTTCTTAACAGCACTCATATTTATTATGATATATGTTATATCATATAAATCAATTTTTATATAATAATAAATATGTCATACAATAACATCTATCTGTAAAAAATTGATATGTAAACAGTGAACTTGTTTCATTCTAACAATACGCCATAATCTCATTAGGCTACCTAAAGGCAATTATGTGCTTTTTATATGAACTGCACGAGTATATTGAATCATTGAAGGAAAAATATAATTTTGAAGGGAAGAGTTCCGACAATATTGAAGATATTGAAAGCAATATTATTGATATATACTATAATAATAATATATACAATTTAAAGGAACAAATAAATACTATACTTTCGCAATTAATTATAGAAGAAAGCGACGCAGGCGAGAAGAGAGAAAAAATAATTAAGGAAATGGAGGAAAATATTATAGATATATATGGTATTAATAAAAAGAGAAAAAAGGAATATTATTCATATATTTGCGATATTAAAAATATCATAATAGAATAAATGGTAAAAGGTTTTATTAAAAATGTTTTCAATAAATATTTTTCAAAAATGAATCCCCTGAAGGCTATAAAAGTGTCATTGACTATAATAGCTATAATTATATATATATGGTTTTTTTGTTTAATAGGAATATTATACGATTTTTATAGAGAAACTATTTATAAAGGAATTGAGAATTCGCCCGTTGAAAGCCTTTTTAGCCATACAGTAGGCTTCAATCAGCCTGTATCTGTTATACCCGTAATTATATTTGATAAAATTGTATATAACAAAGGATTGATGAATTTTTATTCCATTATTTTTGGAGCTTTAACACTTCTTATATTTGTAGTCTTAGCTGCTTGGTTTATAATAAAGAATATATTTTTCATTAGTTGGATGGCTTATCAATGGCCCTTTGATGAATTGGTGGAAGTATTTAACATAATATTGTTAGAATCTCCGTTCACCAATTTTGCTATCACCAACTTGTTGCGATTATTAAAGATATTCCTAAGCTTCTTTAAGAAAAGAGAAAAGTTTCAAAATAAGATCGATTTTGCTTCTATTCTAAGATCGCAATATGAAACGCAGAGAAAATATATAACTGAAATGCAAAAAAATCTTTACAATAAAGCTAAACAGCATTATGAGAAAAACGAGACATTTATGGTAGATATTATGAAAGTCAGGGAACATACGACAAACGCTGTCATTTTAAAAAACTTATCAATAATTACCTCCGAAAATGATATAGCCTCGGCAAATATAGAAAACACTACAATGGCTTTAGAAGTCAGTATGAAAATAGCCGCAAAACTCTAAAGCCGTAACTATATACTCCGATATACTCCGATATACTCCGATATACTCCGAATAATTAAAAATATTATTATAGAATAAATGGGATATAAGGAACATTATTCTAATTCATCAAATAATGATATTCAAAAAGAAGCGGAAGAGATAGCGAGTATAGTCTATGATTATGAATTAATTATTAAGGTATTTCTTGTTATTATATTAATATATACATTTAATTCTAACATATTTACAATTAGCTCAGAGGTTATTAATAATAATTTAAAGCTATATGCATTCTTATCTCTTATGGTTATATTATATACGCTGTATAAACTTGATATAATATCATTATTTAAATTGTTAATAATTCTAATCGTTGTCTCTGTTATCTTGGCTTCAATATATTATAATTTAGAAAAGCTCGAGTTTTTAATATTGTTCTATTATTCTTTTAATTATCAACTGGAAAAGATATACAATGAGACAAAAACCAATTACAGCGAAGTGCTATTCAGTTTTATTTTCATAGCCATAATATCTATGATATCCATAGTGTTATACTGGGATAATATATATACTGATGCTAAAAAATTATCCAAGTGTGGAAAAATAATTAATACTATTGAGAATAATAATAAGAATAAGAAAGCATTTGTTTACAATATTATAATTATCAATAACGATTTAATAGATACGACAACATCCAAATATATATTAAAAATAACATACGATTTTATGAAGAAAAAAACCATAGTTGATTATGGAACAGACGACGGAGATTACTCAGATGGCTCAGAATCTTTCAAAAAACCCGACTATAATTTTGAGTTAAATAATAAAAAGCGGGTATTAGATTCTTTAAAAGGCGAAAATGCTAAACTTGAAAAAGAACTTGATAAATTAGACAAAGAAGCTGTTGATTATAATGAAAAAAAAACAGAAATAACAACAAAAATAAACGATAAGACAGAACAAATAAAACAAGCGCAAGACGAATATAATTATATTAAAGCTTTGAACGACCCTATAATAGAGGCACAAAAAAAGCTCGTATTTTATTATCTTAATTTAAAAACAATGAAGAGTGAAAAAATAGAGAATATAGATGCTAATATGTTGGGAGAAGAAAGATTTAAATATATACTCGTTGATGATAATAATAATAAACTGCCTTATGATGAGACCGGTAGAGATTTGATAAAATTCACCAAGATATATTCTAAAAACGAAAAATACAATACCAATATAATAAACGATATATTCTATGCTAAAAATAATCGCGAAAAGTTATTCATCTAAAGAGAATACAAGAAAATACAAAACTATTACAAATACAATTTTATTATATTATTGTAGATTAAATGGATATTCAAGAAAATCAAGAAAAAAGCAGTTTTAGCGAGATATTGAATATAATAAATATATATCTATCGGGCTTTGAGGCGTATTCTTATTACATATTATACAGTTTATCAAAGGTCTCTAACAATACTTACAATGTGTCTTTGTATCAGCATTTCCTCATTTTAATATTTATAGCCCTCGTAATATTTATTTTGGTAGTAATGTATTACGATGTTATTTATAGAGAAGCAAGTAATATAAAGAGATGCAAGGAAATAGAGCAAGCAATAGAAATCAATGACAACTTAGAATATCCGTTCAGATACAATGTATATCTAATAAACAAAAATACAGTTGATAAATCATTGTCTAACTTCAGCTTCTGTCTACAATATGATTTTATTGCTAAAACTACAAATGTCGTTTTTGGAGAAAATAGAACTGTGAGCGATATTATAATTAGCCAGGATAAAGTAGAAAACGATGACAATTCTTCGCCGGGATTTGTATATTATAATTTGGCTACAGATAATTACGAATATCTAAAATATACCGACATAGATTCTGATAATGGTAAAAATAAAAGCGGCGGTAGCGCATCAAGAGATACATTAGGAAAAACCTTCTATGTTAACAAAAATGTAATAACAGACCCTAAAGAGTATATATTTGTTATTACGAGATATGATAATAAGATCGTGGGAAATGACAAACAAGCATATGAACTTCTAAAGTTCGTTAAAAACGCCGGCTTTGATAAAACATCTGTAAATCTGTCTGCTATATATAATATCTTATATTCAATAGATAACAAAAAAAATAGCACAGTAATATAGTAATATAGTAATATAGTAAAATTACACGAATACTTCTTCAAGTAGCTTCTTCAATTCGTCGAGCTTTTCGGGATTTTTAATTTTCGGGTAATTAATATTAAATTCTATGAACATATTGCCTTTGTTATTAGTATTTAATATAGGCAATCCCTTGCCTTCCAATAGATATTTTTTGCCATTTGAAATAACACCGAGTATTTTTGTGTTTATCTCAATAGTATCCTTAAAATATGGTATGGTTATTACTTCTCCGATTATAGAGTTTATAAAAGATATGTCTGTCTTATAATGAAGGTCATTCCCGTTCCTCTTGAAATGCTTATGTTCTTCTATTTTTATGCTAATTATTAAATCTCCCGGTTTAACATTATCTGTCTTAGGTTGTTCTCCCAATTCTGGAAAAGCCGTCCTATAAGCTTCATTAACACCTTTCGGTATAATTAAAGTAGCCTTGATATCCTTATTGTAAAATCCTTTACCACTACACAATTTGCAACTCGCCTTGCCTTTTATAACTATACCTTCGCCGCTGCATTTATTACACTGCGATTGAAATATAGTCTGCATTATACCCATATTTTGGATACGATGTATAAATCCTTTTCCGTCGCAATCCGGGCATTCCTCATTACAGCTCGTACAATATTTCTTCAATTTAATATTTAAATCCTTATTAAATCCCTCATATATATCTTCGAGTGTTAAATTAAATACGCTCTCTATAGAATCTGCCTTCTGTTGTGGCCTGTTCCCGCCTCTTCTCCCTCCGGCACCGCCACCGCCTCCTCCGGCACCTCCTCCTCCTCCGGCACCTCCTCCTCCGCCAGCTCCGAAACTGAAAAAACCATCTCCAAAGCCGTGTTCGTGTCCTCTAAAAAATGCTTCAAAAATATCTTGGTGACTTCTCATATTATCCTGTGAACCTTCATTATAATTATTATCACCGCAAGCATTATATTTCTCCCTCTTGTCCTTATCTCCTAAAATATTATAGGCATTTGATATTTCCTTAAACTTGGTAGCACATTCAGGATCACCCTTGTTTTTGTCGGGATGATACTGCATCGCCTTCTTTTTATAAGCGCTCTTTATTTCATCATCGCTTGCATCTCTACCAACATCTAATACTTTATACAATTTATGATTATCCCCCATCTTTTATAAAATTATATATTAAATGTTTATATATTAAAAAAAATATAGAATACATAGAATACATAGAATACATAGAATATATAGAATATTTATATTTTAGTGGGGGGTAGGGGGGTAGGGGGTAGGGGAAGTGGGGAGGGACACTATGCCCGGATTAATTACAGATGTATCTCATCATAATATTCATAGTGTATAGTTCTTGGTTTAGTAATTTGAAAGCATAGGGCATTCTTACCTGTGCGATATCTGTATTATTTTTGCAGTATTTGCAGCTATAAATATTTTTATCTGTATTTACATTGGCGTGCATCCCGCATTTCTTACAGATAAAGATGCGATAATTATCGGATACATGAAGCATTCTTTCGGCAAGGAAGTTTGATGTTCCGTGTGCGATAAAGCAATCCCTTTCCATCTCTCCCAAACGAAGGCCGCCAGAACGAGCGCGCCCCTCGCTTGGCTGACGCGTAAGCATAACAATCGGACCATTTGAACCGCGCGAATTACCAGTCCATACTGATTTACCATTTCGCCTTACCATAAATACCTCAGTAGATACACTTAGACAATATACGGCTCCCTGGTAATAATAGATATTCTCTTTATTTGATTTATCATTTGGATCATTTACGACAGGTTTGTTCTTATTTTTAATAATCGTAATCTTCCAATATCTATTAAATCGCGATTTAATCCCGCTCCATCCCGCATGAATCAATAGACGCATCATATCATCAGCTAAACTCTCGTGCAATGTACAATACATATTCTCAAAATTGTTTTTGATATCATCGTTCTTAACAGATACCATAGATTTGACGAGATACCTGCATTGAACTGTGCTCAACTTCCACACCCACGCCGGGAAATTATATTTATCATCCAAGCTATTGATATAATTCACAATATCATTATTATCATTATTTCCATATTCGTTAATAAGCATCGCGTGTTCCTTATCAATCCCATTATACGCAATCCACTTACCAAAGAATGACAGCCAAGCCTCCATATTAATAGGCTTGATATCGCAGCTGCCGCAGCTGCCGCCGCTGCCGCCGCTGCCGCCGTTTGAAATATCCAATTGATAATCTACCTCATTCCATAAAGAATCCTTTTTATATCTCATCTTCTGTCCTTGTATTTTATTGGCCTCTACAAGATTAAATGCTGTGCCCGCGGCATTCGCAGCATTCGCAGCATACATTCGGTGTCCTATGGTTACATCTAAATCTACCATATTATTTGAGATGTTATACATATATCCCTTGTAATCGGGGTATTTATAGATTTCTACAGGTTTTTCATATACAAGTGCATCATTCTTCAATATTGCAACATTATCATTGATACTAATATCAGCAATTTGTTTCCATCCGTTATCTGTGAGAACTTCGTGGTCTTCTGTCAGACAATGAACTTTGTCTGTTACCATATGTTTCAGCCTCTGGTAATATGTGGGGCCGATAAAAATCTCCGTCCTTATTTGTTCTCCGGTCCTTCCATTATACATGATCTCGTTTCCATATCTTTCCATTCCAGACATCTCAAGTACCTTCGCAATATCCTCGACGGTACAATCGTTGTATGGCGTAGAATCTCCGAAAGCCCCGATATGACACCCGGCTTTTCCCATAATACATTCCATAAGCTGTGCGATAGTCATACGCGAAGGAATAGCATGCGGATTCATAATAATATCCGGCACAATTCCATCCTTGGTATAAGGCATGTCTTGATGTTTATATGTCATACCAATAGTTCCCTTTTGAGCACTACAGCTGGCGCATTTATCGCCAATCTCAGGCTTCCGGTTCTTGCGGATTCGCACTTTGCAAAACCTGTAGCCATCGCTATTGATACCGTTGTAATTCATATCAATATATCCGTCGTCGTTCGTTTTCATCGTAAGACTGCTGTCTTGGTATGAAATCTCGCCATTACACTTTTTAGGCATTACCTTACCTACAATAATATCATTTCCTGTTACATAAGTATTCTTTGGGACAAAGCCATTCTCGTCCAACTTATCATAACAATATGGCTTCTTTTCGGTTTTATCATTGGGATTCGTAAATATCTCTTCCTCTCCCGTGCTATGATTCTTATTGCAAACATCCCTGAGAGCCTTGTAATATGTGCTCGTAAATAAACCACGGTCTAATGCTGACTGATTAATCATAATACTATCTTCTTGATTAAATCCAGTATGCGTCATAATTGCAACAATCGCATTAACTCCCGAGGGCAATTTGTGAGCCATAGTATATTTTGATAATTTAGTATATACCAAGGATTTTTGCGGGTAATTCAAAATATTCCCCATAGTATCAATGCGTTTGTTGAAATTACTCGCATATATACCGAGCGCCTGCTTGCCCATAGCGCATTGATAGCAATTTCTCGGCGATTGATTATGGTCGCTGAATGGAATATTAGCTCCCAGAATACCATTCATTAAGCTTGGATGAATCTCGCAATGCGTATAACAAGGAGGAAGTGCCGTTCCCTTAATTCCTTCATCCAAATCGGCAGGAAATGTCGCAATCATCGCCGTATTAATTTCATCACAATCCATATATTCGAGAAATCCCTCTTCTTCCAAATAGCTATCGCCGCTATCGCCGTCCTCACGATCTTCGCCGTCCTCACCGTCTTCGCGGGGAACATAGGGTTCGTTGGGAGATATGAAATAGTCAAAGTTTTTATCCTTGATATAATCCTCCCATTTCATATTTTTTCTTTTTAAAATCTTTTCAATTCGCAATACGCTCTTTTTCAATTTAGAGTCATAATCTACAATAAAGAGCGGTCTGTACATACGCCCCGCCTCCGTACTGATAATAATATTTGATTTTTGAATATTCCAAACAACTGATGTCATCGGATGAATAATGCTCGACCTCTTATAATGCTTCAGTGTTTTATAGAGCTCAATAGGTTTATCATAATAGCCGATAATATCGCCATTCACCATAATATAAACATTTGAGCTATTTCCCATATTTTTAAGGAAATTAATTGCCGATTTTTCCAAATTATCTCCAGGCTTATCTCCCGATTTATAGGTGTCGTCATACATAACTACACCCAATTCTTCAAGAACCTTTCTGATATGATAGCTATTCATAGCAATTGATACATTTGTGCTAAGAGCCATATTTTTCACTAATCCTACCGAGCTGCCTTCTGGTGTTTCTGCTGGACAAATCATACCAATCTGCGAATTATCCAACTTTCTCGGCTGTACGAGCTTTCCGTTCTTTTCCATAGCAGTATTAATACGCCTCATATGCGACAAGGTGCTCGCATATGACATACGATTGAGAACTTGCGAGACGCCCTGCTTGATATTCTGAAAACTCCCGATACTTTTGATACCCCAGTTGCCTGTCGAGAACGAGTATTTAATCCACGATTCCAACAGAGATTGCTTGAAAAACCGGTGAATGCTAATATCGGAGATAATATTTGAAAGCGGCGTATTTGAATTGCCGCGCCACATACTAAGCTCCTTCTCAATTGCAACCTTCAACTCCTTTGTCAATTTACCATAACACTGGCGAAACAAATTGCTCATCAAAACTCCAGGAGTATCTACGCGCTTATTAATATATGAATCGCGATTATCATATGTATCGTATCCGAGATAAATGCGAATCATCTTGCGAATAATATAGCCGATATACAACGCCTTGCGCCTATAACTCTTGCCTACATGTGGGAGAAAATCGTTCAGCAAATTATTGTGCAAAAGCGTCTTATTTACAGAATGCTCATTGTTCTTGTTGGAGCCGTTCATAATCTTAATAAGGACGCATTCGGCCTGCTCTTGTGTCTTGATATCACAGGCATCCTCACAACAAGCCATCAATTCGGCAATAACTCTTTTATTCTCTTCTTTCGTCGTATCATATACAATGTGGTGAATAATCTCTTTGTCGCTGAGAATACCGAGAGCCCGAAACATTACAAATACGGGAACCTCCGACCTAAGAAATGATGTATTGATACGAATGATACGCCCCATATGATTTAATTTGCCGCTCATATTCAGACAGGTTGTCTTCGGAGGAAGATACGACGAATTGCATACAGAACGAATCTCGGCATACAACCCTTCGCTATTATTGTTGGGATGAAATACGAGCGTCTTGTTTTCATTAATCCTGTCTTGCGAAATAAGCACCTTTTCATTTCCATTAATAATAAAGTAGCCGCCGAAATCATAGATACATTCGCTATTATTCTCTTCGCAGATCCCTTGCATTTGACTGAGAACACAAAGCTTTGAGCGAACCATAATAGGGATTTTGCCGATGTAAATATTATTAACGGTTTTATCAAACTTCTCAATCATCCCATTTTTATTAGTGTATTCTGTAACAATATGGACATTCACATAGATACCGCTCGAATATGACATATTATTCATTCGGGCAATATAAGGCGTCATAATATTATGCGTTCCATCACCCATTTGATAACTGGGCTTCGTGATACTCGGCTGAAGAATATTAATGGATATTTTATAGTTATTGTCGTTGATTGATAAATCGCTTTTGGGATTCGTTACCTTGACTTTGATGGGATTAAAGCCTGCAATAATTTGCCCAAGTGTATTATCTACAAACTTATTATAACTGTCTATTTGGTGTTTTACAAGAGGATTTGATGATTCTTGAGAACCCCCCTTTAAAAAATAGGTATCCATAATATCCCAGCAGTTATTTGATGAAAACATTATATGACAAATGCGAGTTAGTTGCGTAGTTAATTATAATTAATTAATTCTTAAATGTCAATTTTTATTTATATTTGTATTATTATAAAAACTTAAAAATTGATTTTGTTATATGAAATATTATATACATAAGATGTCAAATATTATAGCTATATGTGGTGCTAAAAGGAGTGGTAAAGATGTGTTGGCGAAACATTTAGTGGCTACTCGGGGATTTAAGAAATTATCTTTTGCCGAGCCCTTGAAAAAAGTCGTCAAGGAGCTATTTAATTTCAATGATATTCAGGTAGGGATTGACGAAGAGAATGCTGTAGGCGACGAAAAAGAAATTATTGATGAGCGCTGGGGAATATCGCCACGCAAAGCATTGCAATTTTTTGGAACCGAAATAATGCAACATGCTATTGATGAACTAATCCCAAACACTAACAGAGGCTTCTTGGCGGATATCTTGATATCTCGCATATCTTGCGATTCTTGCGATTCTTATGTCATTAGTGATTTGCGATTTTTACACGAATATAATAAATTGAAGAGTTCAGTAAAGGTAGGCAAGATACGCTCTTTAATTATAGTAAAAATAAGCAGGCCCGCTGTTAATATCTCTGAAGGCACGAGAGACGCGCATATATCTGAAAACGAATTTATAGATATTCCTTATGATGTTGAAATAATAAATGACGGGTCTATAAGCGATTTAAAGGATTTATTTGATATATATTATGATAGCCGTGAGGGAATAGCACTTATAGAAGACGCGAATATGTAATCATACAGTTCTCAATAGATGTCCTAATGTCCGGAATATTAGGATACAATTCATATAATTTTTCCGTTGATAGTTCAATATTTGAGCGTTTTGAAAGGAGTACCTTGTTCTGCTCTTCTATCGAGAAGTTCTTCCAAGTAAAATTATTATCAACATGCGTTTTATATAGCTCCAAAATCTCGTTGTGAGTTATAGCGCCTTTATTACACAAATTAAATGTTCCCACAACATTTTTTTTAATCATATCGGCAATTACCGGGAACATATCTGGTAATACTGTCATTGAATTAGCAACCGAACAGACATACTCATATTTCGTAATTTTAGTAATAAAGTTCCTATCATGATCATAATTTACGATAGGCATTCTAATGCGTAGATTTAGAGTATTATTAGAATACATATGCTGCAATCTATCGGTATATCCCTTTACTATAGAATACGAAGAGCCGAAAAAGTTAGGAACATCATCTTCGTGTTTTTTCGCTTCGCCTGCTTCGCCTGCGTCGTCTCCGCCATATTCAAAAATACAGCCAGTTCCCATATATGTATAGTGAATGTTGTATCTTTCGCACAATATTGACAATATCATAGGTGCGTATAAATTGTCGCGGATGTTATCAACTAATTTTCCGGGCTGTTCGAGATAATCTATGGTATTGAAGGTTCCTCCATAAGTCCTCCCAATAAACGAAACAATGTTAGTAGGTTTATATTCGTTTATTTCTTTTTCTACATCTTTCTCATTGTCAGCTCGTGAATCACTTTCGATATATAGAATATTATTATTATCCAAATATTCACAGAATTGTCTCCCAATCCACCCTCTGCTGCCGAAAATCAATAGTTTCATAATTATTATATTTTATTGCTATAATCTTATATGTAAAAAAATTGATTATTCATAATTATTTTAAGGCATTATAATTATTATGGAATGTACCAAGTGTCATAAGGTTAAACCGTTTGATGAGTTCTCTTATAAAAACGATAAAGAGAAGATATATTATATGTATTGTGATATGTGTAAAATCAAATATTATTGCGAAGAAGAAAAATATAAAGAGCGGGCGATTCAAGAATATAATACACGAAAGCTCCAGAATACTATAAAGTGCGAATGTGGTATTGAATATGTATGCTTTAGAGATTTTCATATGCTAAGGCATTTAAATAGCAAGAAACATAAAAAAATTATGTCTGCAAAAAAATAAATATCTATATATACATTAGAATAATAAGTAGTAATGTTAGGAGGTTCCGGATGCTGTAATAGCGGTGGCGCCAAAAAGAGAGTTGCAAGAAAATCTGTAGGGAAACCCAAAGCAAAACCTAAAGCCAAAAGAGGAGGCAACGCCGGTGACGCTGGAGATCCCGAAACAGATCCCGAAACAGGTACTGTAGCAGGTCCTGTAGTAGATACTAAGATTGAGAATTTATATCCCGAAAACTCGGGTGATCAATCAGGGGGGGCGAGAAAGAAGAAGGGTTCTAAGGTTGTCGCCAAAAAAGCCTTAAGCCCATACAATAAGTTTGTTAAGAAGCACTTTGCTATATTAAAGAAACAGTTTCCTGACGAGAAGGCGCCTCAAATAATGCAGAAGGTAGCTATTGAATGGAATAAAACAAAAAAGTAAATAATCATTCGTAATAATAGAATAAAATGGATAAAAAATATGTTAAACCTTATAAAGCAGATTACACTATTTATACAATATCAAACTGTAAATATTGTAATCTATTATGTAGCGATATAAAAACAAAAAAACATATAGTAAATTGCGATAAATATCTATTAACTCTTAGAGAACGCGATAATTTTTATAAATATATCCACAAATATACCATAAAACCCTATATATACTTTCCTATGATATTCAAGGACGGTGTATTTATTGGGGGATATAAGGAGTATATCGAGAAGAAACCTCAAAATAAATCGCCGAAATAGTCGTAGTCTGCGCTGTCCGCGTAATCAACGCCAAAATTATCATCAGCCTCTTCGACACTGCGACAATATACCTCATCTTCGCCAAATGTGATATTTTTGTTGAAGTTATTCTTTTTCATTTTTTTCCCGAAAACATTCTTATCATTCCCCTCATAGATACAATAAGCCATCATAGTCATCCTTCTTGCTCGAGCTATCGCAGGCTGTTGTAGGCTATCGCGGACTTAAAGACTATCTGGTAGGCTCTCTTACTTGCTAAGATTGGCTAAGAGTTTTTATCTATTGATTGACAGATGTATTTAGATTATATATTGAATAAATATCAATTTTTACAGATTACACTTTTATATTAGCACATTTGTATGCATTTTAAATGCTAATATATTAAAGTCTCCTTGTAATAAATTATATTTTTATAGAATTTTTTCATAATGAACTTTTGAAATCTAAGAAAAAGGGGTTATATGTGCGGTGTCAAAAAAGCAACCAGATTTTTCTAAAAAGTTGAAAAATAAAATTTGAGTACATCTCTTGATTTATTTTGTAATTTCCAAAAAACTTTTGAAATTTTTGAAAAAACAGAAAGATGTACTCAAATTTAAAAATGAAAAAATATTGATTTTCCAGTGTCTCAAAAACTGCTAAGAGAATCTAAGAATATTTATGTATTTATTACGAAACAGTTTTAGATTTAAGCGAAAATCTAAGTTGTCTTCAAAAATTTTACACAACATCTATTTTTTATTTGCTACGACTGCTTTTTTTGCTTTGAGTACTTTCTTACTATTAGATTTTTTTTTCATAAGCTTTCTATATTCTGCTAATGTAATAATATTGCACTTGTATTTAACATGCTCTTTTCTTGAATTAGCTATTTTGTATATTCTCATTTTTTTACCTAAAATTTCTTTAAATCGAGTTTTTAAATTATATTTCCCTCCACCTTGCCGAGTTACTCCAATCGGTATAATCTTATATTCAACTTTTAGAATACTTTCAGTACTATCAATATTCAAATAATTCAAAATACTACCTATAATATCACTATCACTATCACTATCATTTGTATAAGAGATTCCTGTGCCTAAACTATAATCTCCATTTTTTATATCATCTTCATTTATAATATAATATAAATCATCTTTAAAATATAAAGTAGCATTTATACAAGTTTCAGCACCCAGAAAGGATTTGGTATCATCCTGAAGGGCTTCGGTATCATCCTGAGGGGCTTCTGTCTGTTGACGAGCGGCAGTATCCCATAAGGATGTCTGATCAGAATCAAAAAATTTCCCATAACTCAGTGTATTTAGTTCTCTTAATGCAGTAACCTCATATTTTGGACAATTTATTTTTATTTTAAAAAAAAAGTGTTTTTTGTTTTCTATTATTGTTAATATTTCATTATTATATTCTTCCTGAGTATTTTCTAATAATTTAAAGAAACTATCACTTAATAAAATATTAAATAATTTATAAGTTGTTATAGGTAGTAAAATATCACTATTATCATTAGTGTCTGTAATATCATCTCCTTCAATATTTTCTTTAATATTTTCTTCAATATTTTCTTCAATATTTAAAATCCTATATTTAAAATCTTCAAATTCACATTGTCTCATGTATTCAGCATTTATAGCCCCCATTAACGATTCTTTCTTAATTGTTTTAAATGTTTTAAATCTATCAGAAGATAGGCGAATTATAATTTCATCATTAATTTTTTTTACATATAAATTATATCTTTTATCTTCAGAATTAGGGGGAATATAAACACTAAACTTTATATCTAAAATAATGTCTTGTGTAATATTGTTTATTATATTTTTCATAAAACTATCAATAAACATAACTTGGGTTATACTAGGATTAATATATTCATATTTTTCTGCATTAAATGATAATGGTAATGTTTTAAAATATACTGGTTTATTTAATACTTTATTTAATTTTCTCTTTAAGTTATTAATTAATTCTTCATTTGATAAAGGTCTTTCTGTACTAACAACTTCTTTAGGATTAAATAAAGCCTTTCTTATGTCTGAAAAAAAACTCATATATATATGTGTGTCTCTATATGTATGTATATATATATATATGTTGAAAAAAATATTATATGACAGAATATCATTTTTATTAAGGTAATATGTTTAGCTTAAATAATAATGTTATACATCTACCATATGCTTTGTGTAATCTGCAACACATTTTATGATATCGCTATAAGATTCTCTTTGATTGACAGTTCGCGGATATAAAAGAAGCCATTTATCAACCATCTGCAATCTTATCCAATAGACATCAATTTCATATTTTCCCGCAACAGTAGGATTCTCTATCAATAATCTTAGCCCTTCTTTGTAATTCGCTATTATCTTATCATAATAATGTTTTTTAACTATGTAGCCTGTTGCAGAATAAGAGGCTCCGACGCGATATATATAATTATTAATAGGAATAACGCCATTGACCCTGTCAAGGATGTTAGTAGCTATAAGTAATACATCATAGTCCAGCGAATTAGATTCAATGAAGTTCCTAAAATCTATAAGCATCTTATTATATTTCTCGGGCTGTAAGAATTGAATATCATCTTCTAAAATTACCACATAATCTAAATCTTTTTCCTTCGCCATCTCTACGATAGCCAAATGGCTCAAGCTACAACCCAGTGCGCCTCTCTCGTGTTTAATAGCGTTAAAGCGCTCGTATTTCCACTTCAATTTTTTTAGCTCCGTCTCAACCAATACCTTCCTATCCACCCTTTCTTCAAGATTAATATAATATACATTCTCTAATAAATATTTATTTTGAAAGGTCTCGCACATTATCCAGTGTCCAGGAAATAAATCACCCACATTATTATTTATTAAAGTAGAATTAAACCAAATATCTGGATAGCACACGAATTTTTTATTATTATTATTATCATCTGCTAAATAAGCCGACCACCAGCTAAAAGTACTATTGGCGATTATATGATGCTTACATAAACTCATAGCTATCATTTGCTCCCAATCTTCCAGCTTATTTTTCGTTTGCGTAAATGTAATATTCTCAAAAATAGTTCTAAGCGGATTTATATAATTATTGAATACAAAATCCCTATCATCTTCTTCGCAAAAATACAATATTTTTACATTAGATTCACGCGCCTCTATATATTTAATCGCATTTATATAATATTCCATAGGCATTATAGGGTGGTTTTCCAAGTTTTTAAAATCACCTATACGAAAATGTAAAGAAACCATATCGCCCAGATTAACATCCGTTATCTTGCTTTTTACAGCATCTCTCTTGGCGTACCAATCTATCTCGGCGAGGAACTCCCCTTTATATTCTTCAAAATATTTATATGATTGAAAATATCCGCTCAATTTTATATCATCGCTTTCTGATATTTTCGGCAACTCATTATATTCAAAGGATTTTTCATTATATACGGGCAAATCTATATTGCGATTTATTAAATACTTTTGCAATCTGTCTAAAAAGTTATTCCAATAGACATTCCTATATGTACAGCTCGGGCTATGAGATTCTCTTTTAATTATTAGAGGATTCCTGTATTTTTTTGAATAAGCAAATGCTGTCATAATCTGAAATAATTGATTGCCCAAACCCCCCATTATATCAACGGATATCATAGATTGTAAAATATATAAATATAATATTAATAAATATTATATATATACTTATATACTAATGTTCGCAGATATAGTCAAGCTAATCAGTTTAAGCAAAAATGTTCCTTATATTATTTTTGGGGGCACCATAATCGTTGATGAACCAATATGTAAAAAAGAGGAGAGCGACGAATCCTATACATTTACCACAGACTGCATAGATAACTGGGTAATAAAAGATGTAGCCGACCATAATAACAGCGATGAAACACACACGAGCAATAAAACAGATATAAATAAAAAATGATAATACAATATAACATAATTTTATCTTATCATATTGCTAATGAACCGAGCTATTGAATTGTCATCTATTAGTACTGGCGGGCCTTTTGGAGCCGTTATTGTTGATAGCGCGGGTATTATAATTGGTGAGGGACATAATGAAGTAACCGTAAATAATGACCCTACGGCGCACGCAGAAGTAGTAGCAATTAGAAGAGCGTGTGCTAATAGTAATAATTTTAGTTTAGCTGGCTGTACTATTTACACAAGTTGCGAACCTTGCCCTATGTGTCTCGCAGCTTGTTATTGGGCAAGACTTGATAAGATATATTACGCCAATACGCGCCAGGATGCCGCGGATATTAGCTTTGATGATAGACATATATATGACGAAATCAAGAAAGACAACGATACACGAGCAATGCCTATAATTCAGATCGAAGATGCAGATAATAAGGCGATAGCAAAAAAAATATTTATAGATTGGTATAACAATAGCAAGAATATTAGGTATTAGGTATTAGGTATTTGGATATATCAAGTTTTATTTTTATAATATATTTATAGATTATATGAGTACTGAGTTTGAAAGAAAATATATTGAATCACAAAGAATAAGAGAGAAATTTCCAGAGAGGGTTCCTGTAATAGTCGGAAGAGCCGCCGGATGTTCCCTGAATGATATTGATAAAAAAAAATATTTAGTACCTTGCGATATTACTATAGGGCAATTTATATCTATAATAAGGCAGCGCATTAAACTTTCTCCAGATAAAGCAATATTCATTTTTATAAATAATATATTGCCCCCTACATCTGCTAATATGCTTACGATATATAATGAAATGAAACACGGCGATGGTTTCCTATATATTTATTACAATGGCGAATCAGCATTCGGTTGTTAAAAAATGATATCTTTATAAACATAAAGAAGATACAAAGATTATAATAATCGCCCTGATATGAATCCTTACCTGAACCCTAACCCGAATATTGCAAAACTAATGGAGGATATTCGCAATTATAAAAAGAGTAAGGATGATTTGTATGAATATTGCGAGACTAATGGATATACGCACGAAAAGATGAAATCGGCAATTATCTATTATATGAATGATTATAGCCCGTGTTTATATGGGATATCTAAAAATAACTATAAGAAAATTAGGAGGATCGCAGCCTATAAAATCAAAGAGAAAAAATACATATATCTTTATTCTCTAATTCTCAATTATGATAGCAATCCTAAAACCGAAATTAACAGATATCTTGGCTGTCTTACGACTGACGAGCGTAATGTATTTTTACGCGACATTATGAAATAAATCCGCGCGATACATCTGCGCTATCTGGTTAATGGTTTGTATACATAGTAATCTCTCATTATCTCTGTGTATACCGAATATATAGAGCAAAAATATCTTAGAAAGCTCGTAATAGTATTATCAATAATTATTCTTTTTTCAATATCTGGAATTACATTTAATGTGAGTACCACAGCTGGAACAGCGATAGCCCACATTTTCATATTATTCCAATTGTATTTAATGCGCGTCGTGTAAGAAAAGATGTATAAATAACATATTACGAAGTCGGCAAACTGCGAATAAAAGCCCCTTAATATGATATGATAAAGATACTTAGGATACAAGAGCGTAGCTGAATATACGCGGTGATAATGTATGGTTTCGCATTTACCCTTGCGTATCAGGGTCATCATAAAAGGCGCCGATTGAATAGCATATAATGGTGCAAAGTTTAGAGAGCTCGCGAGTTCCCCCGAAAATACAGCAAATATAGTAGCCCCGAACTGTTTTTTAGCATACTCGCATTTTATCCGCGTCTTTTCATATTCTGTTAAATATACCGGGTAAGGCATAGCATTCGTTGTTCTCAGCTCCTTATCTCCATATTTTTCTGTTATTACAGCGGCAACTTTAATAACTCCTATAATCATCAAATATTTTATAACAGATTCCAACATTATCGCAATACCTTTTTCGCCCTTTGTCCAACCTGATATTCCATAAAATGCCTGTGATTGCGTGGGCCATAATTCAAGTAAGGTTATTAGCGTAAATAATACATGGCGGCAAGAAAATAATATAGAATGAAGCTGAAACTCCTTCCATATCATAGGGCCTGAAAAGTTCCTTTTTTCGGGCAATGGTATTGTCAGAGAAGCTATTGGTAATAAGGCGTGAACAAGAACACAAGAACAGGAAAAAACTTTGGACTCAAAAGAAGGAAATGAAGTCCCGTAGGCAATCGCATAATAAAATCGCAATATAAAATTACAAAAAGCCAATAAGCCCAATGTCTTATGTATATGATATTTGTCATGATTCGTAAAAAGATGAGCCATCTTATGTATATGTAAATAATTTATATATATATATTTTTTATATATTTTATATAATTTATATAATTTATATAATTTATATATTTTATATAATTTATTTTATGATATTCTATGATATGCGAGGGGAGCCTATAGGAGCGCATATACCTTGTAGTTAATATATGAATAGTCTTTCATAGGACGGCAGCAGTGAAAATCGGAATATAAGCCGTTCCTTATATTATTTATAATATGCGAATCATTCCCTGCAATATTATTTATTTCATAATAAGAATCGCGACATAATCTTTTATATCCCGTTTTACTTTCGTCAAGACATACGAGATCGCCTGTTTTCGCATTCCATTCCATTATTTTTTCATACAATACTAATTGATCAGTCGACCACCCGAGATTTCCGTGTCCTTCCTTAATTGTCGTGCTATTGCTTACGCTCAATATATAATTCCTAATATCTTCTATATTATTGATTTTAAAAACATCTCGCCATACCTCATTTGTCGCGATATTATAACACATAGCCAGCTGTTTATATTCAAAGCATACATTGCCCCTGTAATAAATAAACTTACTATTGTCAAATGGCTCGACATTTTTAGTATAATAAGTCCTATTCATAGGCAGCATATCCATATCCGTAATTAATATACCATTCTTATAATTCAATATAGAAGGATACAATAACCTAATAAACTGCGCTGTAAAACTCGTAAGAACATTCTCAATCGGCTTAAACAATATAATATTGCTTTTATATTCCATAAATTGCTCAGGTATTTCATCGGCTACCAAAATAATCTTAACATCCACATTAGGATACAACTTATTCCAAGTTTTAACAAAAATAGGTATGAAATCAATATATAATGGGTTCAAATTAACAGAAGTAAGCACGCAATCCAATATCATTTTAATATATATATCCGCATATATTTATATATAATACAAGGCCAGGCCAAAAGCCAGCCAAATCCATCAAAAAAACAAAAAATACATAACACATATCCCTTATATACCCAGATACCCTGCCGAAAACATCAGATATCTAATAGAGCCAGCGAAGATTGAGATTGGTCATCTCGGGAGAATATTGAAACGGGACGCTATCCTGAATCTTGATAGGAACACAAACATTTCCGCTACTTACATAGAGATTGCAGAGAGCCCCCCAATCTTCGCAAGTAATATCGCAGGTATCCATAATATACTGCTTGATACTTCCAAACCCCTCTTCCCTAACCTGGTTATTCAGTCGGTAATCTTCGGCAATACGCAATAGGATACTGCGAGATAGCATAGGACAGCTCTTGTATCCCGGATTCTTAATCCAACAGGTATTCCTGAAATTGGTAGTAAGGCAGCAATTACACATCGTAAATCGGATGATATATATTATTAGATAGCCTATCAATTTTATATATCTTAAGATATAATTGGAACAAATTAATATATTCTAAAGTATTATATTTTATTATACAGTTTTCATAAAGTCTATAAATCTATTTATTACTAATATATTTTACATATTATGATATAGGATATTTATTAAAAATTACAATTTTTAACTTCTTCCGCATAATGTTTAAATTTATCTATGAATTGTTCTTTTGTTATAAAGGTCGTTGTTTTATCAGGATTTAAAAATTTGAACCAATCTTTTATTGTTTTAATATCATTAAAGTGTATTTTAGGTTTTATGTATATATATTCATCATTACTTCCCGGTCTTGGTATATTATAAGGAGGTATATAGTTGTGTAATAACATTCCATCATTGAATAACTTATATATATTAACTAACATAGTATTTGATGTTAAATCTGCTGAACCTGTAGCAAAATATCCAGTTGCCCCAATGTCAGCAGGTATATAACATATTTTATATACTTCTTTTTCTTCGCCACCTATCACACGAGATATATATATATAAATAAATTTTAATATACTTATTCTACCATAAGATGGATGAGTTCCATAATCATCCATATCTACTGTCACAATTTTATGTTTTAATTCTAACTTTGTATCGTTCCCGTGTTTTATAAATACAGGTACTTCTATTTTTGGGTCTATTATTTTCATAACTTTCATAAGTTCATCTATATTTTCTTGCGTATATTTAGTTTTTGTCACAGGATTTATAAAAGGCTCTTTATTATTTACACATTTTATTAGATAATTATAGAGTTTAGGAGCATATATACATTCTGTTCTGTAATTCCTTCTATCTGGTGTATATACTTTTAATCTTACCATAAGCTGGAGTTTAGAAAGCGGGTAATTCTCGTCGTCCAATTCTTCATTTGTCAATATATCTATTTTCTCACTACATTTATCAGCAAAGTCTGAAGAATTATAAAGAATATTATTCGCAAAATCTTCTCTCGTCATAGACATTAATTTATTTCCATCAATCAATTGTGTTTCGGCACTTGAAGAAGATTCTCCAATATGTTTCTTTAATGCTTTATAAGACATATTCTTTACCCTATTATATTCCTCTACGATATGCGATACCTTTGCATATTCTTCTCTAAACTTTGCTACTATGCTGTCTTTTATATATAACGGGTCTATCTCCATCGCAATAGTATGTTCTTTTCCCCAATGAAGAGTTATTTTAGGTTTTTTTGGAGGTTTCGGAGAACTACCTTCTTTTGTAGTTTCATATAATGTTTGTTTATCTCTGTATTTTTTCAAAGCAGTATCATATTTATCTCTTTCTTTTTTAAAGGCTTTATATTGTTCATCATTTAAATATTTTACATTTTCCTTAGGTTTAAATGTTGTTAAATCAATTAACTGCGAATATTCAGATTTTTTTATTTCAACCAATTGCTTTTCATAAACTTCAAAATATTTGTCAAGAGGGTCATTTATAAAAGTAAATTTTTTATATTTATAATTTTCTATAATTCCTGAGTAGGGATTAAAACATTCGTCTATATCTTTTTCAACCTTTTTGTAATCATTATAATAAGATAATGCTTCTCTAATCCATTCTTTTTCACGACCTGTGTTATATATTACACTGTGCCATCCCTGATTATCTATTAAATATTGAAGAACAGTTTTTCCAGTAGCCATTTTTTTGGATTCTAAAAAGTTTATAAAACAATAGCCTTGTAAATTGATAAGTTTTATCTGTTTCATTCTTTCGGGATAATCATATCTAGATATATAATCGGTATCTAAAAAAGAATCAATCATTTCTTCAATATAATCAGTAATTAATGAACCAATTATTTCGGTATTTGTCGCCGGTCCAGTAGAATCATATTTGTCATATTCATAACTAAAACGGTTTTTTAATACTTTTATCTCAGTCTTTAGAATGATAGAAGCATCATCTTCATATTTATCTTCATTATCTTCATCATCCTCGTCGCCATTATAATCATCTTTAAAAATGTCTAACTCTTCTGTAAGTAATTCGTGCATTATGAACTCGGTTGTATTATTATTTTTATAGTATTTATTGTAAGTAGAAATATCATTCTTTTTACAACAGGTATAATAAAATAAATCAACATCTCCAAATAATAAATGATTTTTGGGAAAAAGATTAATTATATATTCTTCTGAAAACGCCCCTTTTTTCATAATTTTATAGGCTTTTTCATATATATCATAATAATCCTTACTAATCGCGGACATCTCATAACCTTCAATAGGATGTTTTTTGGGTTCATCACACCATCTTTTAACATCTTCAATTGTTTTAAATGTTAATTTTTTAGACATAAATAATAAATTAAATAATTCTAATATACAAATATATTATAATTAAAAATATAATATTCATAAATTAAATCTGAGAAAAAGAAAGGTTATAACTTATTTAGCTTCAAATATAGCAGGGTTCATTGATGCATATTCCCAATCTATTTTTTTGGGATTAATCCTTAATAATTCAATTGCATTTGGGTTAGCAGACAAGATCGGCCAATTAATTTTCCCCTTATTTCTTTTTAATAATTCTATAGCTTTCGGGTTAGCAGATAATCTTGGCCAATTTATTTTTTCTTGATTTGCTTGTAATAATTCTATAGCATTTGGATTAGCAGATAATTCATTCCATTCTATTTTACCACGATTTGCTTTTAATAATTCTATAGCAACTGGATTTGCTGATAAAACTTTCCAACTTATTTTTTTAGAATCAGGTAAATCATCTAACTGATCCTTGTTTAAATTATTTTCTAATCTTATTTTTTCTCTAATAAGTTCAATTACTTTTGAGCTAGTATTTTCTGATAAATGTTCCCAATCTATTTTTTTAGGATTTTCTTTTAACATATCAATAGCTTCTGGATTTGGATTTTTTGATAAATAACTCCAGTCTATTTTACCGCGTTTTGCTTTTAATAATTCTATAGCACCTGGATTCATTGATAAATACGGCCAATGGATATTTTCAGATTTTGATTGTAATAATTCAATCGCATTAGGATTGGCTGATAACCAAACCCAATCTATTTTTTTAGGATTTTCCTTTAACATATCAATCGCATTAGGATTTCGGGATAAAGTAGTCCAATTTATTTTATATACTGTTCTCCAATCGCTGGATATCCAATCTTTCAATACATAAGTAGTTGAAAATAAGCTTCTATACTGTTCTACTATTTGTGTTCTCAACTCTTCGGGTAATTTATTAAGAGTCGTTTTAGACCTCATTTTGTTTTTGATAGATTTAGGAGAAGAACCAAGATTCTCCTTGAAGACATTGATATACTTACAGAACTTTTTAAGCTGTTTCTCGTCGCACTCCAAAACTTTAGACATCATTTTAATAATCGTCTTATTACCGCACATAGCTTCATAATCGTCTATCGTGAGTTTAAATAAGGGAACATTCATTCTATTTTGCATATTTGCAATTACCTGCGTATTCAGTTCAGAACTACTTGAGCTTACGCGAGCCGTATGAGTTTGAAGCGTTTGAAGCGTTTTAGGATTTTTAGCATCAACCTTTAATATTTTAGATAATATCTCGCTTTTTTTCTCAGCTATTTCCTTTAATCTTGTAGACATTGTTAGAGAGTATCTAATAAATATCACAGAAAAAGAATATTTTGAATCATAGTTTATACAACGGTTTCCGCAAATATTGCAGGGATTTGATAATAGCTCTTTCCAAATTATTTATCAGGATTTTCTTGTAATAATTCTATCACAACTGGATTCCTCGATAATTGATCCAAATCTATTTTTTAGTATATAATATCGCTTTTATCAAATACTTCCTTTAATCTTGTAGGCAATATTGATAGCATATATCTATCTACTATAACATTCTAAAAAAATATTGGAATTATGAACTATTTTTCTTATCATTCAAGTAGTAAGTTTAGAGACTTTATTTTTAGCTCTTTATAATTCTAAAGAATTTCTAACTTCTTCTAAATCATATTGTCTTGAAATAGGTATTCCTTTTGCTCCGTGCAATAATATT